CTATCTCATGACGAGCGTACTGCTGGGGTTGGTTTTTCTCCTTCACAGGTGCGTCGGATGAAATACGTCATCGTTCGTGGTAAGGATTTTCTAGCGATGCCGGGTGGACCCAACTCATACACTTGAAACATCCTGCACGCCCAACTTTTTCGTTCGGAAGATTCCGCCAAGGCATCGTGCTTGGAAGATGAGCAAGTACGACCGATCTCTGATTTCTTTCTTCATTGGCCCAAATGAAACCGCTCTATTCTCACCAGAAGGAAAGCCTGAAGTTTCTGAAATCGCGCGAGCGCGTCTTCGACATGAGCGATCCGGGCACCGCCAAGACGCGAGTTGAACTCGAAGACTTCGACCGCAATCGAACGCGTGGCAAGTCCATGCTGGTGTTAGCACCCAAGTCGATCTTGCGCAACGCATGGGGCGACGACGCCAAGGAATTCACTCCACATCTCGTGACCAGCATTGCACATGCGTCCAATCGCATGGATGCTTTCGTCACTCCCGCAGACATCTACATCACCAACATCGACGCGGTGAACTGGATCGCCAAGCAGCCCAAGGATTTCTTCAAGAAATTCGACCGCATCGTGGTCGATGAATCGTCGTCGTTCAAGCACCACACCAGCGGGCGCAGCCGGGCGCTGAACTTGATCAAGAAGCATTTTGACATCCGCCGCAACATGACTGGCACACCGAACTCCAACACAATCTGCGATGTCTGGAATCAGGCTTTCTTTCTGGATGACGGTAAGCGGCTGGGCCAGAGCTTCTATGCATTCCGGCAGGCCGTGTGCATTCCCGAACAAGTCGGCCCCCGGACGGAAATGATCAAGTGGATCGACAAGCCCGGAGCCGAAGAAGCCGTCGCAGCCCAGCTTGCCGACATCACCATCCGGCACAAATTCGAAGACTGCATCGACATCCCGGCAACCAAGACCGTCGTCGTCAAGTATTACCCATCCAAGAAGCAAAGCGTGGCCTACGAATCCATGAGGCAGGACGCCATCGCGCTCATGAACAAAGGCATGGTGACAGCCATCAACGCCGCCGCCGCACGCACCAAGCTGCTCCAGATCGCGTCAGGAGCCGTGTACGAAAGCCCCAACAAATATCACGTGATCGACGACGGGCGATATGAACTGGTCATGGACTTGATCGAAGCTCGCAAGCACGTGATCGTGTTCTACCTCTGGAAGCACCAGCGTGATGAAATGGTGTTGATGGCCAAGGCGCGCAAGATGAAGTTCTGTGTCTTCGACGGTGAGGCCACTGACCGGCAACGCGAAGACATGAAGCAGCACTTCCAAGCGGGCTTCTACCAAGCCATGTTCGCGCACCCCAAATCAGCCGCCCATGGCCTGACGCTGACCAAGGCCACGGCAACGATCTGGCCGTCGCCGCCCGACGATCTGGAATGGTGGGTGCAGGGCAATCGCAGGCATGCGCGCGCAGGGCAGACCCAGAAAACCGAGATCATCGCCATCTTAGCGGATGGCACGATCGAACCCGGCATCTTCAAGAAGCTCGAACTGAAGCAAGCGCGGATGGACAACCTGCTGGAACTGATGGAATGAACCGACACGAACTTGAATCCAGAGGCTATCGGTTCCGAATCTATAACATCACGTGGACGGTCTGGTATGACACGTCGCACGCGTCAAGTCCGATTCGCGATGTATCTTGGTTGAGTGCAACATGTAGACACATCAAGAACGGTACATCCAAAAATCGAAGCGAAGCAGATGATCTCGCTAATGCGGCTGCTGCTACTCATTGGGTAAAGAGACGAGTCTCGTGAAAAAGACAGCCGGTGAAAATCGAAGACCTCAAATTCATATCGGTCAACGCGGCCATTGAACACCGTCGCATACATTTTACCTTCCACATCATCGACGAGCGCACTTTGCAACATATGGAATTGAAGTATGTGAAATACGGAAGGCTCACGTACTTGGGGCCTGAGTTCGTTCTAGAGTTCAACTTGGAACTCGGATTCGACCGGGCCGCGAACCCCGAACTTTGGCACGCATTGAAAGACGACGAACCAATGATGAAATCCTTTGTGCTCGCACGTATGCGCGGAGAAATCTGATGGGGTGGGGATCGGCAGTTCAGAAGAAGGAAGTGGTCAAGCTTGCACCGCGCGCCAAACCAAAGAAGGTCGAGTATCGCGAAGACATCATAACGCTGGACTTCGAAACCTACTGGGACAAGGACTACACGCTGCGCAAGCTTTCTACCAGCGAGTACATCCGCGACAAGCGCTTCAAGGCGCACATGTGCGGCGTGAAAGTCGGTACCGGCCCGACGATCGTGCTCGAAAGCAAGCAAATCAATCGACGCTTCGGACAGATCGATTGGACCAAGACCGATCTCCTGTGCCACAACACCGCGTTCGACGGCTTCATCATGAAGACGCACTACAACGTCGTCCCTCGGCGCTATCTCGACACGCTCTCGATGGCGCGCGGCCTGCATGGCAACGACATCGACAAGGGTTTGAACTCGGTTGCCGAGTTCTATGGTGAAGGCAATAAGCTCGAAGACATATTAGTGCGCTCATGCGGCGTGCTTGATCTTCACGCAATCACTGACGCGTCAAACTACAAACGCACATCACTTTACGACCAAATGGCAGAATACTGCACGGTCGATGTCGATCTCTGCTACGCCATATTTCACAGGATGCTGCCGTTCTTCCCCGAACGCGAACTTCTTCTTGTCGATCAATTCCTGCGCATGTTCTGCGATCCGATCCTTGAAGTCGATCGTGCCCGCGTCGAGAAGGAACTGGAACGTGAGATCGCCGACAAGGAGCGCAAGATACTGGCAGCAGTCGGTAGCAAGACTGAACAAGTCAAACTCATCATCATGATGGGGCGCACGAAGGCGCTTGAATACGCCAAAAAAGAGATCGCCAAGCCTGCTGTTTTCGCCGATATGCTGACTGCTTGCGGCGTGGTGCCTCCAATGAAAAGCAGCCCAACGAATCCGGCCAAAAAAATCTTCGCCTTCTCGAAGACCGACGAAGAATTCCTCGCGCTGCAAGAGCACCACAATCCACAGGTACGTGAACTGGTCGAAGCGCGGCTCTCCGTCAAGTCCACGACCAATGAAACACGAGCAGGACGCTTCCTGTCAGCCAGTGCGAACGGAGCCAAGCTCCCGGTGATGATCCAGTACTACGGCGCGCACACCGGCAGGCCATCGGGCGGCAACAAGATGAACATGCTGAACCTGAAACGCGGCGGCGAGCTTCGTAAGTCGATCCTTGCACCAGCCGGGCATGAGGTCATCGTGGCGGATTCAGGCCAGATCGAAGCTCGCGTGGTCGCGTGGATCAGCGGGCAGGAAGATTCATTGAATGAATTCCGTGCCGCCGACGCAGGCACGGGTCGCGATCCCTACAGCATCTTCGCCGATTCGATCTACGGCTACGAGATCAACAAAGAAGACCACCCGACGCAGCGTTTCATCGGCAAGGTCGGTAAGCTCGGGCTCGGCTACCAGATGGGCCCCCCGCGTTTCCAGACGACGTTGGCCGTGGGCGCGCTTGGAGGCGATCCTGTCTTCATGGAGCTTCCTGAATGCCAGCGCATCGTCTATCTCTATCGCAAGCAGCATGACAAGATCGTTGAATTTTGGGAAATATGCAGCGACATCATCCGCGACATGGTGCGCGGGCATGAAGGTGAATGGAAATGCCTGCGCTGGGAAAAAGAACGCGTATGGCTCCCCAACGGCATGTGTCTCAAGTATCCGAACGTCCGCGAGAAACACAGCGAAACCGGCATCGACTGGGTGTATGACCGCAAGGGTTCGCCTTCCAAAATTTATGGCGGGCTGCTCACGGAGAACATCGTTCAGGCGTTGGCTAACGTCATCATCACGGATCAGATGATCGAGATCGGCAAGCGCTGGCGCGTCGTGATGATGACGTACGACGAATTGGTATGTCTTGCGCCCACCAAGCAGGCCCCGAAGTGCTTCAAGGATTTGATGCACGTCATGGCCGTCCCCCCACCGTGGTGTCCTGACCTTCCGCTTTTCGCGGAAGGCGGGCACGCACGGCATTACTCGAAATGATCCTTACCGACAACGCTGCTTCATCCCTGCTGGAAGAACTTGAAATAGAAATAGAAGAAAGAGACATGCAGGAGTTGCATGTCTGGACAAACCACGACAAAACGTATGTCATCGTCGGGTATCTGATTCCCGATACAGATTGTTCGAATCCATTCGAAGGCGATGGTAACGGCGAAATCATCACTCGGAATTTCAATGAGCACATTGGCCGCGACTCGGACGGCGAGCCCGATTATTCGCAGTTTGAAGACTACCTCACTCGGGTAAACATCCATGAGGAAGAACGACGCGAGCGTGTAGCTGTCTTGCTCTGGGAAGAAGCCTGCGCTGCTGGCAAATTAGGAACGCCTTACGCTGTTTGCCTGACTTCATACAACGATGAATATGAAATCAGTGAAGACGATCGAACAGATGCCGTGTGGATACCTGACAAAGAAATGACGAATTATCTCGCCGGCTTGAAGCCGAATAAGCGACAGCAGTGCGTTGACAGCACAGTCGCATCGATGTTGGAGGAATACAACAAATGGGTCAGCGGCGACTGCTGGGGGTATGTCATTACCGAGTTCAAGAAATCAGGTGGCACATACGTCGAGCAGCCGAACCGCAATAGCTGTTTTGGATTCGTCGGGGGCGATTATGCATTCGAAGAACTCAGTAGCGAATTCAAGCACTCTATCCCGAAAGAGGAAAAACAGTTAAAGTTGTCGTTATAATTTTTTTCATGTATCATCGCTTTTTTATTCACGTTTCACCACGCAAAAGGACCATTCATGGCACGCACCCCAGCGGCTGCAAAAGCCGTTACCAAGGTCGTCGAACGCGTTCGTCCTTCGACTATCGCCGGGCTCATCGACGACATCTGGGCCGAGCGCGAGAAGAAGCGTCAACTCGAAGCGGCAATTAAGGACATCGAAGCGGTGATCCACGAGAAGGAAGATGCACTCATTGTCCGCATGGACAGCGAAGGCGTGCCCAAGAGCACGGGCGGCAAGGCCAGCGCCAGCATCAGCGAAGTGGTGTCCTTCACCATCGACGACAACACCGTGTTCAATAACTACGTGCTCAAGACCAAGTACTTCCACCTTTTTCAACGGCGCGTTTCCGACCTTGCCTGCCGTGAACTCTTCGAGCAGGGGAAGCCCATCCCCGGCTTGACGGCGTTCAAGAAGCGCAAGGTCAACATCCGTACCCTCACCTAAGGAGCATCAAATGGCAGCAGCCAAAGCAGCAACGAAGCCGAAGACCGCCGTGGCACTGCGCCCCGGCACCAACGTCGCGACCATGGAAGCCGATATCAAACGCGAACTCGCCACACTCGGCGACAGGGTCGGGGCACCCAGCGGCGACGCGATCCAGATCGGGCTGGACAAGACGTTCAAGCTCCCGAACGGCGTCAAGAGCAACAAGCCGATCGACATCGTGATCGTGGACTTCGCGACCGCCCGCTACTTCTACGAAGGCGCGTACGATCCGAAGAACATCACGCCGCCTGCCTGCTTCGCGCTCGCCACGTCGCCGAAGGAAATGGTGCCCAGCAAGGATGCGCCGAACAAGCAGGCATCGTCGTGCAATGTCTGCCCGATGAACGAGTTCGGCTCCAACGGCAATGGCAAGGCGTGCAAGGAGTACCGCGTGGTGGCTTGCCTGCCGCCCGACGCCGACGTGGACACGCCGTTGTACATCCTGAAGGTGTCGGCGACGGCGCTCAAGGGGTTCGACAGCTACGTGACTTCGATCGCCGCCAAGTTCGATACGCTGCCGTTCGGGGTCATCACCGAAGTGTCGTTCGACGAGAAAGCCGACTACCCGACGCTGGTGTTCGGCAACCCGCGCCCGGTGGAAGCCGACATGAAGGCGCTCGCGTACAACATGCGCGGCATCGCCAAGTCGCGGCTTGCCAAGGAGCCGGATGTTACCGGCTACAAGGCACCGGCCCCGGCGCGCGGAAAACGCAAGTAAGGAGCCCATGGAAAAAATCCGCAAGTGGCATATTCATCGAGCGCTCGAATCGGCGGTGCTTCTTGCGGAGATGATGCCCCAGCTAACGGAGAAGGAAGTTCATCATTGCCTTACTCTGGAAGCTGGGACTCGTCGCCGCAAGACGCTCGTTGAAGCGCTCATCCGTCGCGCCGCACGGTTCAACAAAAAGGCGTACATCAACAACTTGAGGAAAGCACACCATGTCGCGTACCCCGTCGAGGATTCTGAGTAGCGCCGAAGCCAAGCAGAAGAAGTTCGATCACAAGCAGGCGGTGAAGGACAGCAAGGCCACGTTGGCCGACCTGAAAGCGCAGGCTAAAGTATCGGCCAAAGCCGCCGCCGCCGACCAGAAAGCGTACGACAAGCACGCCAAAGCGCACGAGAAGCTCGCGTCGAAGTAGCACAGCCTGCTGTGACGGTAGCTCAATTGGTGGAGCCCCGGATTGTGGTTCCGGTGGTTGCGAGTTCGAATCTCGTCCGTCACCCCCATGCCCGGTATATAGCTCAGTGGTAGAGCAACCGCCTTGTAAGCGGTAGGTCGAAGGTTCGAACCCTTCTCCGGGCACCAACAAGGAGAAAGTGAGGAAGCCATGAGCGACACGCCGAGGACCGAATGTGACACGCCGAATGGCGGCTGTGGGGACCGTAGCTGCGAAATCATGGGCTATTGCGTGCGTCATGGTCATGGCCTTGTGGTTGCAGCCTTGAAGCGCGAGCTGGCCGAGGCGCTCACCGATATTGATGTCGCCAAGGGCGCTATCGCCGAGCTGAATCTACGCCTCTCCAAGGGCGCGACTTCGTGGATCGCCCTGGCCGACCGCGTGCCGGAGGCGGCTGGCCGCTATCTAGTCGGCGCGAAGGGGATCAACCCCGGCGAAGCGCGATACAAGCCCCGCTCGCAGGAGTGGAAGTTCCCGAGCGCCGCGATGCGCTTCGAGGCCACCCACTGGATGCCGCTACCGGAGGCCCCGAAATGATGGAGTGCTCGAACCTCGTGGAGATCATCAAGGCCATCGGCCTTCCTATCATGGTTGTTGGCGTGGCGTGGGCCATCGCCTACTCGTCCAGGGGGTCGGAATGAGCAGCCGCAAGGGCGTCGAGTGCGAGTTCTGCGAGGGCTACTGCTATCGCAGCGATTGCGAGAACGACGACACCTGCACGGCGCGCGAAAACGCTGCCTATGCAGGGCGCATCGCGGACGCATTGAGCCGCTTCTGCGAGTTCGAGCGTGACGCTGACGGGTATTGCGACTGGTGCGGCACCACGCTCCCCGCAGCGCACTTGTCGGACTGCCTCTATCCAGAGGCCCGCGCCGCGCTCGCCAAGAATCCCAACCCTTCCGGCTCCGACACCATCGACTCCCTGCGGCGGCTCGTGGCGGGCATCTTGAAGCAGACCACGTTCGACCACGAAGGGCGACTCAGGACGATCTACGCGGCGCTCCCCTACGGCTGGATCAGGTGGGCAAAAGATGTTGGCTGCGATCTCCACGCCATCGACGGCGAGGTACATGCACAGAGGAACGATTTCGGCCCCGCGGGCTTCGAGTTCACGATTGACCTGAATCCGAACTACATGACCCCCTGCACACACGACTCGCTGGTGTTCTGGTCGGGCGGCTACTACGTTGCATGCGAGAAGTGCGGCGTGAAGTGGGTTGCCATCAAGGGGCCGACCGACACGGACATTGACTACACGCGCGGCTCCCAACAGTTATCCGGCGAGGTGCGCTCGAAAACGTGCCATGAAAGGAGCAGCAAATGACTCCCGAAGAACACCGAGAGGTCTTCCGCGACGGCTGGAATGCGGCCATTAGCGCAGCAATCGACACGCTGCCACAGGGCCACGTCGATCCGCAGGCGGCGGCTATCCGCGCTCTCCGCGACCACAGCAACTACAACGCGCCGTTCTGCCACCACCCCGAGAAGTGCGGGCCGGTCGGTCGATGCCTGCGCGAGATCGCGTGCAATGACTAAAACGCGGAACGAGGAGGGCGTAGGCAAGTGAACGCCCGTTCTGTGACGCGGAATACGGCAGGGAACGTATGAAAACGCTGAATTTGCAATGTCATTCGAGGAAACCATGAACAACTGCAAGCGCTGCACGTTCTTCGTCAAGTCGGGGCCGTTCCCCGATATGGGCCTGTGCCGCGTTGAGCCGCCCAAGATCACTCCCAACTCCGAGAACTACTGCGGCCTCGGGCTGGAGGGGCTGTTCCCGGCGGTCAGTTGCAGCGATTGGTGTGGCCGGTTCAAAGCACAGAGGAAGGCTACGCCTAGGAAAGGCAGCTTATGAAGGCCGTTGAGTTTGAGGGGCAGACAACGCTACTCGGTCCTCCACGCGGGACGCGGTGCGGCGAGTGCGGGGCGCTTCCCATCATCATCTTTCCTGATCGCGGAGTGATGGCGTCGTTCTGGAAGCCGTCGCCCGAGGACTTAATCATGCTCAACAACGGCGCTCACATCCGACTCGATGTGTGGAGCGGAGCGCACCCGCCTGTCGCCATGAGCGTCGAACGAGCGAATGAATTGCCATAATTTCCTGTGGCTCCGATTACTGCGTTCATTGCGACCCATCCGGCGATGGACGATGCCCTAACAAGGAGAGATTGATGTCGAACGGCGATGCTGAAATCAAGGTCGAGTTCGTTGCCCCGATTGCCGGAAAGGGTGGTGCGTATTACGCCTACACCGTCGGCCCTCGCGGAGCCGGGGCATACGCGCCGACCAAGGAAGGGGCTATTGCTGCGGTCAAAGCGAAAATGGCAAAAACGCTGCCTTCCGAGGGGCGCGACAAGTGAGATGGAAACACACCTGCGAGCCAAGCTGTAAGAGTTGGCGTTGCCCCGCGGCCTTGGAGCGCATCGCGGCTGGATGGCGCAATGGACGCGACCCAGTAGCAGACAAGCCCTGCCGCGACTACTTCAACTGTCGCTGGCCAGAATGTGACTGTGCGCAGCGCGAGTGTCATTCGCAGAACAGAAAACCATAAAGGAGACCAAATGAAGTATGGACACGTCATGCTCGATCTGGAAACACTCGCCGTCACGCCGGATGCCGTCATCGTCAGCATCGGCGCGGTGAAGTTCAATCTGGATGGAGATATCGACCCTGATTATTTCTACCGCGTCTGCGATCTCGACAGTCAGAAAGATCGTGTCATCCAGCACGACACGTTGTCATGGTGGATGGGGCAGGAGACAGCCGCGAAGGAAGTATTTCGCGACCCCGGCAAAGTTCAGCTTTTCGCGGCTCTCGTCGATCTTGTGGAGTGGAACGACTGGGAAACACCGCTGCTGTGGAGTAACGGTGCGGACTTCGACATCCCCATCATCAACCACGCGCTCGACAAGCACAGCATCAAGCCGATGGTCCCGCACTGGAATCACCGCTGCTTCCGCACGCTGAAGAACATGTACAAACACGTCCCGAAACCGGAATTCATCGGTAACAGGCACAACGCGTTTGCTGACGCCATCCATCAAGCGCAGCACGTGCAAGCGATTCATACATGGATTGGAACTAATGACCTGACGAGCATCAAATGAAACTCAATGACAAAGACCGCGCCATCACGGACGCTGCGTACGAAGCCTTGAAAGACGGGTCGAAAGATGTGCTGTACCCGGCATCGGCGTATCGAAAGATCATCGCCGACTTGCTGAACATCATCTTCACGCACCCCGACAAGCAACACGCGTCCAAGGAGGGGAAGTGAGCCGTAAACCTGAGAACACTTTCATCGCCAGCGTGCACCGGCATTTGCCGGTCGATCTGTACCACATGAAAACCCACAACGCCTACATCAGCGGCCCAGCCGATGTGTGGTACTCGGGGCATGTCGCAGACATCTGGGTCGAATACAAGTACGCCACGCACATCCCCAAATCACAAAATGATTACGTGCTTGACCTGACTCCGCTGCAATCGGAGTGGCTGCATGCGCGCTATCTCGAAGGTCGGCGTGTGTACGTGATCTTGGGTATGGAGCAGGGCGGCATCATTTTCCAAGACCTTAACTGGGAGGACGGACACACCAAGAGCATGCTCGAAGAGAATGTCATGAACCGCAAGGACATCGCCGAATGGATCAGCCGGGCAACCACGGGAAAATATGAAGCACCTACTCAATCTCGCAACCGCCGTGAACGCTGTACATGAAGAAACTATCTCATGAAAGATTGAAAGAAGTTTTGATTTACGACCCTAAAACCGGGATATTCACGCGTCGTATTAGAACGTCGCATTGCTTGGCAGGGTCGATAGCTGGATGCTTAACTAAGGAAGGATACATAACACTTTCGATAGATGCTGTGGACTATTACGCTCATCGGCTTGCTTGGTTTTATACACATGGCACATACCCAAAAAATAGCATAGACCATCGTGATGGAAATCGAAGCAATAACAGGATGGCAAATTTGCGTGATGCTACTCATTTAATGAATATGCAAAATCAATACAAGCCGCAAAAAAATAATATGACAGGGTTTAGAGGCGTTTCTTACGAGAGAAATCGTTTTAGAGCCAAAATTCAAGTTAATGGAAAAGGAAAATATTTAGGGACTTATCTAACCGCCGAAGCTGCTTACGATGCTTACATAGAAGCAAAATGTAAGCTCCACCCCGAATGTATTCGTCACAGGTAATAATCCATGCGTTTTTTGATGAACACGGCGAACGCGGTACATGCGGTATATCGAATCGTGCTCTTCACGTGGCTGCTGTATTGCCTGTCCATGCAATTCAGGCATCGCAAGCACCGTGACTTCACCCAACAACCAATCCGGCATCGACTGGGGCGGAAATGAATCACTCAACTCTTTTCGAATGTGGATTTGACCTGTATTTCGTGGAGTTCGACATTGATGGCGCATCGTTACACAACGTCAAGTTGTACAAGGTCAAGTTGCGGCACAACAATAATCAAATGGCGATGAACATGCTGGGGCACAATCGGCTCGAAATGAGTACCAGTCTGTTCACTGGATTCGAAGCCGTGTTCCATATTGACCCCCACGTCGAGAAGCTGTTTCGCGAGAAGTACACTCCCAAAGCCGTTAAAGATAGGGTCTCCTAATGACACGCACTGAATTCGATGAACTCGTTCAAGCCAACATTCGCGCCACGGCTGATCTCCTGATCGCCAAAGGCGCGGAGTACGCCGGTGACGGCGATCGGCTGGCAAACTTCAAGAGGAACGCCGAGAAACAAGGCACGACTCCGCTGCAAATCTGGAAGCAGTATTACGGCAAGCACGTCGATGCCGTGGATACCTATTTCCAGCGGGTGAACGAAGGTGCTCTCGAAGAAACCGCACGTATGATCAGCATGACCGCGTGGCAAGGATTGACCGGCGCGGAAGTTCTTGGGCTCATCAATGCGTCCGTGCCCGCCGCCATGGGTATCGTCGATAGCAAGCTCTCGGAGCCCATCGAAGGGCGCTTGCGCGACATCATCAATTATTGCTTCTTGGGCATCGCGCTCTTGCAGGAAACCCGTAAGTGAAGCTCGATTTTGCCCGCTACATCAATGCGCGCGGCGAGCAATGCCCTGATTGCGGTGGTGCGACCAAATTCGAATCGCCGGAAATCACTACGCTGGGACTGATTTACCGAAATACTCGCTGCGTAGCGTGTAACGCGATTTGGATCACGCAGTATCAAATCATGGAGTACACCAACTTCAGAAAAGGAAAGGTGAAGAAGAAATGAAACGTAGCCACTGCCGACATTGCGACAGTTTCATCAATTGGTGCTGGGCACCGACGCAACCGTTTTGGTGGATCAGCATCGGGCCGTTCTTTTACAGAGGGAAGAAGAAACCATGATCGAAGTCCTCGACTGCGGCTACATCAACCTCATCGAAACATGGGGCGGCGACGAGCGCATCATCGAAGCTGCGCGCATGTCCACCAACAAAGGCTTCCAAGGGTGGGATCGCTATGGCCGCTGTTCGGCATGCGGCGTCGATCTCTCGTACTGGATCAAAGACGGTCTCGGGAATCCGGTGCATGGCGACAACGACCCGAGCGGTGAATACTGCTTGGGTGAAATCATCGATATCCGCGAGGAAGAGAAATGAAATTCGATTCCTATTGGAAAGCCGCTTGTTTCACCTTCTTTGCTGTGTGCATCAGCTACGTGCTCGGCTTGTTCATATTCTGGATTTATTTAGGGGCTCCTAGATGAAACACAGGACATGCGCTTCTTCCGCGAGTACATCGAGAGCTTAGGCGGCACCATCGACGACGTGCGTATCGCGGCTTCTGCGCACCTACGCATCGCCGTCACGACCCCGGACAAGCGAAAGGTCATTATCTTCGCGGGCGATCCCAGCCGAAATACCGATCGCCGTGCATTAAAAAAAACTGGCAAGCCGATGTCAGGCGGGCCTTGGAGAAAAGATGACAATCAACGAAGCCATTACAGTTTTGTGTAAAGCACGAACCCTTATGGGCGGCGACCGCTGCCTGATTTTGTCGTTGACAGATAGCGAAATCGAAGACGCAGATGTGGATTCATTCACGATTCAACATGACCCGCCTTCTGGTTACGTCGAAGTGCGCGTTAAACATCCTAGTTTGCTTATCAAGAGGAAAAGATGATCAAGATCTGCAAAGGTTCTCACCGCAGGACCGAGTGCTACAAGCTGTGGATCGGCACGACGGTGTTCTACATCTCGTACAATACGATCATCGCCATCACCACCGAAGAAGGCGGCAGGCGACTGGAAAATACATGGGGGCCCACCACGGGTCGCCACATGACCGAGATGGGCATACGCTCTTGGCCTGTCATCACCGACGAAAAGATGGAAGTGCTCATCAAGCAATCCCTGATGCGCACAGGGGCAGAAATCGCAATGAAACCGTTTCAACACTGGAGGAACCATGAAGCAGATCGTCAAGCTGTTCGCGTCTAAAGGTGCCGAGCGCCATCACCTGTGGCTCGAAGGCCCGCGCCTTACCCAAGCCGGATTCCAAGCGGGCAATCAGTACCTGCAACTCTGGAACGAAGAGCGCCTCACGCTCATGAACGACACGCGCGTCGTGCCAGAGAACGGCAAGGTGCGCAAGATCGGCAAGCAGCCCGCGATCCATATCGAAGGCAGGCATATCTTCAACACCTTCGGCAAGAAGTACAAGACCGTCGAAGTCACTTACGCGCCGCACGCCATCGAGATCGTTGGGCACGATCCGGTCGAAGCGCAATGAGCCAGAGCGAAGGCAAAGACGCGCGCTTCTACGGCGCTGCCGTGGAAGCTGGTCCCAACTATCGGGATAGTGCGCATCGAGCGTTAGCTCGACGTAGCTTCTGGGACATCCTGTTCTCCAAGAAACCAAAAGCGGACGAGCCTTTTTTCGGCGCAGATGCAGCCGAGAACGCCATCAAGCGCGACACGCTCGAAGGTGGCCAACAGTTCACGATCATCGACGCCGAAAACGGCAAGATCATCAAGTATCGCAAGCCGTCAGTGTTGTCCTTTAATCGCATTGAAGGGACGCATCAAGGAGAAAGCTACTACCTCGTGCCTGAAGGCACTGACTTGATTGGTGCGATCGCCAAGATTCTCGTGCTGCAAAAAGTCAGCGGTGGAGCACATTCTGAAGACAGAACAAAGTCATGCATGAGGGACCACCACAATAAAAACGGGGCCTAGGCCCCGTTTTTCTTTTCTCCCTTTAACAGAGTGCGCCGAACTCTGTCACATGCGTTAGCCTACCTGCGAACTGTCGGGTACGTCGGCGGGCAGCGCTTTGAGAACATCGTCCAAGTGCAGGACTTCCTTCAGGTTCACGACGCCCTGCGGAAGAATCGGCGCGACCATGCCGTTGCAGTAGTCGTTGCCCGCGACGGCGTTGTGCAGGATACCGACATACGGCGCGCCGTAGCCGGGGATCACCATCACTTTGTCGCCGTTCTTTGCTTCACGCCCGTTCTTGTAGTGCATTGTTGTCTCCTATTCGGAAAAGTTCGGATCGGTCGATGCCTCATGAAACGCGTGGGAGTATAGCGCGTTCGCAGGCAACGAGTGCATGGCAAACGTTTTGAACATCTCATGCCCGGCCAAGGTCTTCAACCCTTCGAGCCCCTGCTCGAACGTGGGCCCCAGCACCGCGTTGATGCCAGCCCCACCCTGCCGGATGTCCTTGATGATGTCCGACCCGTACTGGCCCACGCCAAGAAGCCCCGCGCGCTGGATGCCGCTACCGACATAGTCGCTGGCACCCCAGTTTTCTTTCCACGTAGGTTGCTGGCCACCGCCTTGGATGAAGCCCTTCATGAAGTCCGCAGCCATCATCACCGGCACGTAGCTCGCCAGCGCCGCAGCCGGGGCGTAGTTGCCGTACTCGGCTTCGTTCCAGACGCGCTTCAAGATCGTGTTCTGGAAAGCGTAAGTGAACTGTTTGAGATGCGCAAAGAGGACGAAGCGCGCGTCGTTCATCCAGATCGGCTTGTCGGCGGCGTTGGGCCGAAGAATGGCTCCATCCACCCAGCGGTTCAGCGCTCCGCGCATCTTGTTCGACGCGCTAGCGGCTTCTTCTTCACCCATGCCATGCGCCATGAATTCGGCTTGGCGCACCAACGGATGACCGTCTTTCACAATCACTTCGTTGGGCTTCAGCCCAAGCTCGGCCAGCCAACGCTCCGAGTGCTCGCTATTCTTGCCATCGGCATGACGCGCCAAGAACCTGCTGGCGGCTTCCGTGGCAGACACGCGCATCGATGTATTGAACTGCTCGCCCAAGTTGTATTTGAAGAACGTATCGTTCACCTTGCGAGCGGTCTCCGAGACCATGCCCTGCGTGTAGGCGCTACCCAGCGCATGCACCAGCGTCGTGTCGTCGATGGTGCCCATGTCCTGCGCCAACTGGTACCACTCGTCCCTCTCGGCGTTCTTCTTGAAGCCGCGCGGAATCTCCATGACGCCGCGCTTGAACGCCTTGAAGGCGTCGCCCATCGTGCCACCGCGCACCATGATCCCGCCCGGATCGATAAGGGAAGAGAAGATCATGAGCGGCAATAGGCGCACGTTCTGGTAGACGATCATGTTGCCCATGAGCCTGCGGGCGATCGGATTCACGTTGTCGCCGAGAGTCCCGTCGATGCCGCGAATGAAGTCCTGCGCCATGTCGAGTTCTTCCGGCGCGGCTCCATCTGCCTTGGCGCGATCGATGAGCTTCCGCATGCCCTTGCCATCGTCGCCGAAGCGCTTGGCCCATTCCGCGCGCCGCGCGGCTTGATCGGTGTAGCTCTTGACGGTCTGGAAGAGGTTCTTTTCCAGAAACGGCGCGGCATCTTCGGCGGTGATGAAGTCCAGCACGCGGCTTTTTACGTGCTGCATGCCGGGCATGTCCACGACCACACCCTGCTCCATGCCGTCGCGGGCCATGAGCTTGTTCATGACATCCTGTACGTTGCCCTTGAACTTGCCGCTGGTCTCGTACTTCGCCATCATCGCCTTGAAGGCGTCCTGATTCTTCGAGATGAACTCCGGGTTCCACACACGCGGGAAATAGTCCGGGCCGCGATCGCCGACATCGACCCCTGCGGTTTTCATGTAGCCGAGCATCTCACGCAAGTGCTTCTGCGTGGCGTCGATGACTTGTTGCTCGCGGGCATTGGCTCCCTTCTCGCCCCGGCGCATCGCTTCGCCCGCCGCGTGGATTTCGTCGGCGGAAATACCCTTCAGCTTCTGCACCCACGTATTCATGCGCTGCATGCGCTCATTGTTGACACTCTGGATGAAGCCGGGGTTGGTGGCGTCGCCCGCGAGCGCGGGCTGGATGTGATCCGCGAGTTCCATCAACGACGGCAGGCCCGAATTGCGCAGCCGCGCGGCCCCGGTGGAGAGCACCGCGCGCTCAAGATGCACGAACGGTTGCAGTGCGTTCTTGGCGTATTCGATCGTCTTGTTGGTATGTGTTTCGATCAACGCCTTGGTAGTGGCTTCCCGGTCGCCGATGTTCTTGGCGAATTCTCCTTGGCCGAAGTAATCCATGATGTGCATCGCGCGCTCGTCATTGGTCCACATGCCCATCACTTTGTAGAGGAAGTCCTTGATCTTCCCGAATACGTTGCGGGTGTCGGTGCCGAGTGTCAGCTTCTCCTGCGCGTAGAACTGGTACATGTAAGCGATCCGCTCTTCGCGGTTGTCCAGTTGCTTGAGAGCTTCGGGCTCGTCTTTCAGGAGCTTCTTCAACTGGTTCAGCACCGGGGCGGTCTCAGCCGCACGCGCCAGCACCTTGATTACGTCCTTGTTGCCTTGTTCACGAAGGTGGGCAAAGAGCGCATGCAGGCTCTCGTGATACGCGGTTCCCTGCGGGTCGAGCGCGTGCACGGAAACGCGCAGCGCATAGATCGGATCGATGCCGTTCTTCTTGTCGCCCGGCGTGTGCGTGAAGTCGCCCGCGTGCATGGTGTCGGACCATGCCACCTTGATCTTCCCGCCGAAGGCGTCATTGATGTACTTCTCGACATGCTTGATGTCGGCTTCGCTCACCATGTGTTCGGGGCCAGCACGACGTTCATCCTTGGTGTGCTCGCGCATCATGCTGTACTGCATGTCGGGGTTGTCGCGGAGCTTCTCTCCGATGCCCTTGTTCAACCGGTCGATGGCGGCGTTGGCCGTCATGGTCTGCACGCGGTCCTTGTTCTTCTTCATCGCCGCGTTGATGGCGTCCACCAGCGTGCGTGCGTCCTTCGGGCCCGCTTTGATGGCTTTGTCGATGTGCTGGCCGGAAGCAGGGCTATTGATGATGATGTCCTTGGCAGCGTCCTGCACCGTGGCTTCGCGCGCGGCCACGTGCTCGGTGGGCTCCTTGGCTTGGATCGGCGCTTCCTGCTTGGGTGGAGTGACTTCGCGCTTCGGCGCGGTATCGATCGGCCCGTGCTCGACGATGTGGTTGGCAAGCGCCACGTGGTCGGCAGCACCCCGGTCTTCGGGATTGGCTTTGTTCTTGGGTATCTGAGCTTCGATCTGCTTCACGATGTCCGCGTGCTCGGCTTCCACGGCGGCGATCTCGCGCTTCAGCACGCGCTCGGCGGCGCCCGCTTCGCTCATGCGCTTCTTGGTGACGAGATCGTCTACCCCACGAAGGATCGCTTCCTCGTGCTTGGGGTCCACACCGACTTTAGCGAGACAATCTCCGATGCTCATGGCGTTTTCCTTTGATCTTCAAGAATGCGTGCACGCACGCGAGTACGACATCGTTCTGGTTGTCATTTCTGTCAGCCGCCACCGGCAGCGGGTATTCGTCGAGCGCCTTCTGGACCGCTCGCTGGTACGCGGTGCCACCTGTGGTCTTGGTGACGGCGAAACCTACGCCGGGCGCATCACTGGTGCCCGCTGCCGTCCCCGCAGCCGCGACGACCGTAGCCACGTTGCCGTCCATCCCGACCGCTGCCGCCACTCCTGTTCCACTGGCTGATCCAACGCTCGGGAGGATCGCAGCCCCCACCGCCTGCCCGCCAGCCACCCCTGCGGATTGCCCTGTAGCAGCCCACAGCGCGTTGCCGGTGGCCGTGGCTACCCCGAGACCAGCCGACGCTCCTGTGATCGCCCAGAGGGCCGCTCCGACCGCAGGAGCCGCCGCTACACCTGCCGACGTACCTACGGCGGCGCTGGGCGCGGCAGCGTCGGCCCCGACGCCCGGAGCGGTGGATGCGCCTGCCGAGCTACCTACGACCGCCCAGATCGCATCTCCGACGCTTGGGGCCGTTGCCACCCCGGTGCTGGTGCCTGCGGCCAAGGTGAGGGCCACGCCGGTACCGCTGGCGGCACCCACGCCCGCAGCCGCTCCCGAGACGGCCCAGAGCGCGTCGCCCACGCTGCTGGCCGATGCCACGCCCGCCGAGCTTCCTGCGACGGCCCAGAGCGCGTTCCCCATCGCAGGAGCCGCTCCCACCCCAGCGGCGCTTCCTGCGACGGCCCAGAGCGCAGCCCCCGCTGCTGGGGCTGTAGCAACACCAGCGGAACTACCCGTGATCGCCCAGAGCGCAGCGCCGACGCCGGGGACCGTCGCCAGCCCCGTAGAGCTTCCTGCAACGGCCCACACCGCGTTGCCCGTGCCACTGGCAGCGCCGACACCTGTTGATATGGCGGTGATCGCCCAGAGCGCAGCGCCGACGCCGGGGACCGTCGCCACGCCATCAGACGACCCTACCCCCGAGAGGGGGTAAGGCTGCTGTAGAACGATCAGCATGTTACTTCTCGATCAGGCCCAGCGAGTATTCGGCGCTCGGTCCCGTGGTGGCGTTGCCCGGCCACCAGATATGCACGACGCACCATTTACCGGGCGCGATCGATACCGGAGCATCGATGGTTCCCTGTGCGGAGTTGGCACCGTCTGCGCCGAAGCGGATCAGATGTTCAGTACCCACGACCGGAAGACCAGCGATACCACCACGCGCCACGTAACGCACAGCGGGGCCGGGGGCCGGAACCGTCATGAGCACACCGCCCGTGAAGGCATAAGCGATGGCACCGGAGAGGTTGATGACTTGGCCCACCGGGTTTGCTGCACTCACCCCCGCTGATCCCGTCAGCTTGGCGAAACCAGCCGAAGGCGTGCGTGCGATGTCATCGATTGCAATCGCGTAGCGCATGGCCGACGCCGTCGCTGGAGCCACCGTATACAGCAGCTTCAAGAAATCGATGTCGATGGAACGCGACACCGGGTTGTTCGCATCGTTGTTGTTGAAGATGGCGAACGCAGCGACGGTGTTGGTGAAGGCCGACGTGATACCCCCTGCGACACCCGTACCTTCGGTGGGGTTGCCTATTGCAAAGTACGCCCCTTCATGCGCTTGCGGGTGCTTGGTGCTGTGTGCGAAGGTAGTGAAGACGGAGCCATCACGACCCAAGCGAAATGCTTTTTCACTGTCGGTACCGTCAGGCGAAAGTTGGGGCAGGACGCGGGATACGAGACCACGAATGAGTGCTGCGGGGGACGGCATTTTATTTCTCCTTTAAGGTTGAATGATATCGCCACTGAGATCGAGTTCGCCGTTCCTGCGAGCAAGAAGACCGCGTATCGCACGTAATTCCTGAAGCATGCCCTGCTGTACCGCAGGGTCTGGAAAAACACCAACGATGTTGCCTGCTGCGTCAGAAATACACACCACTTGCATTTCTGACGTGACCGCTTGGCCAGCCACTTGCTGCGTGACTTCGAGCATCCGGGCCTTCAGGCCCGTTAACCCGGCTGCTAGCCCTACTGCCTGTTCGTTGGGATTCGGCATTCGCTTAATCCTCCGTGATCGTGCTGGCGGTGGTCAGGCGCGGGATCACGTTCCAGCGGTATTCTTCTTTTTCATACCGCTTGATCCAATTGCAATTTGCGCAGAGCAACTGATATTTATCCGGGTTCGCCAGAATGGTTTTGTAGTACGCGTTCCGGTTCGTGACTACTGCGCGTTCTTTACCGCCACCGCCATGTATGTGGTCAGCCTGAAGGGCGCGCCAATCATCGAAACCACAGCGCACACACTTGCCGCCCATGGCTTTCAAAAGCATTTGGCGCATTGCCCGCGCGGCGTTCAAGTTCTGATCAGCCTGCTTCTGCCTTTCTTCTGCTGATCGATTCAAATACGTCTTACGCGCCCATGCTTTCTTTTTATCCGGGTTGCGCTTTTCGTATCGACGCACTGCGGCGTTGCGCAATTTTTTGCGCTCTTCAGGAGTCATTTCAATCCTCCGTAATTGTTGAAGCTGTAGTGAGCCGGGGAATGACATTTATTGCCATTGTAATGTTGGGTGAGACCGTCCCGCTGTACAGGAGCTTGGTCGCGCCCGAGACCGCCACACCGACTGACCAGTGCGTGATGGCGGCACCCGGTGACGCGGTGCAGATTGGAAAGTCGATGTTGGCAACCGGCGCAACCTGCGTCGGTGCCGTGCCGCTCACCGTCCATCCGCCCGTGGTGCGCGCAACCTGCTGGCGCGCATAGCCGGTGTACGCCGTTTCGCTGGTGGCTTGCGTGCCCGTTTCGCCGGGGTCAGCCGTGTGTAGAGCGACGAACAACTGCGTGAGCGGCGAAGCCGCCGCGTTATCCCCGATGTTGGCGATCGGCGTGGCGTTGAAGATCAGCTTCAGAAAATCGGCCTCGAACGCGTCAGATTTTGACATTTTTACCTCTATTGATAAGATATACGTTTGAACTCTACGGAACTATGTGTGCCTCGCGCCCCTATCTTCACCGCTATCAAGCATCCTTCTGTAATTTCGGCTCCTGTTCTAGCCAAATACAAAGGATATTCCAGAGTTCTTGTTACAGTGCGCTGCCCTGAATGTAAAGGAAAACGCATTAGACCGGCTACGGAAATACGAAAAGAAATGAAGCGGCCTAACTTTCTCGGTTTGTGCCGCCCGTGCGCAATCAAGAAAGTCAAAGACGGCACCCATAAATGGCGCATCGGCTTGCGCCTTACTCCGGGCCGAACCACGAATATGGGGTATACGAAATTCCTGCCGCGCGATGTGCCGATGAAATTTTTGCCCATCTACCGCAAGATGCAGAGATGCGGCCAGCCTGTTATGGCTCATCGCTTCATCATGGCGATGCATTTGGGACGCGCGCTTGAATCGTATGAATGTGTTGATCATCGCGATGGCAATAAGACCAACAACGAAATAAAGAATCTGCGTATTTACCTGCGTGGAAAGCAGCAGCCCGGAAGCTGCCCCGGATACGGCACCTACTACCATGAATGGCAGTTGGCAGAACGTCGTATACGCGAACTCAAGAAGAAGTCGAAAGAGCGGTAGCACACTCATTTGATTTCCTTGGCTTTGATGTGAGTGATTTTGCCCTTGTCGTATATCACTTCGAAGCTCCATTCACAAGGAGGGGATTCAGGCACTTCGAGTTCTTCCTTCTTCATCGCGTCACGCACGACTTGCATGAGTTCGGTATTTTGTTTCAGGACTTTCAGGATGCTCGACGACAGGAGTTCGAGTTGCGGATTGGCTTCCACCACGACGTTGGTCTTGGTCTCGCGCATGGCGCGAATCGCTTCCAAGAGCATGGTCAGGAGTTCTTCGCTCTTGTCGGGCTCGGGCTCGCGCGTACGCTCGACGGCGGGCGAGCCATCGGGCTTCCTTATCCGCATGCCCAGCTTGTTGATCTCTTCGAGACTGAGTGTCTTCATGTCATCCCTTCAGGCATGCCATCAGGAGATCGAGTGTTTTCTTGCGCTGGTGGATGTCGGTCAACGCGTCTTCGGCGCTCATGCGCCCCGGATGCTCCTTGGCGTCGCCTTTCCAATCGAGCACGGTGCCGTGCTCGTCAGCCAGCTTCATGTTGACCATGATGTCTTTCAGCGGCTTGCCTTCGACGCTCTTCTCCAAGCCGATGCGCTCGGCCTTCAACGGATCGCCCTTGCGCGCATTCAGCGGGTTGTCGTCGAGCCCGACTTTTTGTTGGAGCTTGCCGTCCTTGCCATGAACAAGGGCCGCTTCATGCACGTTGTCACGCAACGTAGAATCTGCTTCGCGCCCATCCCGATTGTCGTCCACCTTGCGAGAATCAAGCTCGCGTTCAAGACGCTCGGCCAAGCGTTCTTTACCCTTGGCCAGCACATCCGCGCCGCGCTGGGCGAATTCATCGCGCGCGTCGATGGCGTCTTTGTGCAGAGCCGTCAATTCTTCTTTGCTGTACTCGTCGAGTTCCTTCATCAGATGCTCATCGCGCCCTGCCTTCTTGGTGAGCGGATCGCGCATGCTGGAAAGCTTCTTGGCTTCGCCGAAGGTCATGACGCCGCCGCCTGCCCGGCGCAGGATCACCAGATCGTCGGGCAAGGGCTTTTCCAATCCCGCGCCGTAGTGCTTCATCACTGACGCCAGCCCTTCCATGAAGGCGCGCGCGGTACGCCGGTCGTCGCCTTCGCCGTCGATGTACGGAAGCTTCTTCTTGGTCTCCTGCGTGATACGCACCGCATCCAGCGTGACGTTGTGCTTGTCCGTGCTGATGCGGCTCTCGGATTTGGGGAACCTCTTCGTATCGAGCAGCATCGCACGCGCTTCGTCATGCGTGATGCGTCCTTCGATCTTCTGCCCGCCAGCAGCGACCACGCCGTAGTCTTCCGGCTTGCCGTTTGTCGCGGCATGAAGCTCTTCATCGGAATACTGAGCGAGCTTTTCCTTCAGTGCTTCGATCTTCTTCGGGCTGTGCTCGTTGTCGATCTCGTGCTGGATCGCTTCGCGCCGCTCCTTCATGAAGTCGGCTGCTTTCACGAAACTTACAGAACGATCTTCGTTTTGCTTCGTTGCATGTTCGAGAAGCCCCGCCGCTTGACTGTTTTCGTGTCCGTACTCGCGGACGTGGGCTTCATGGGAGAGAACGAACGCGCCGCCCTTGCCAGCGTAGTATCGCGGTCTCTCTTGAGATAGGTCCGTTGCTTCGAGGGTGTGTTCAGCAATTCCTCCGCGCGCAGCATTCTTCGAGGACTCATGGTCTCTGTCATCTCCGCTGTCGGCTCTTGGGGTGGCTCGGGATTCGGTGGGAGATTCTCCACTGGCTTCATGCTCCTTTTGGAATGCCTTCAATACCTTGTCGGTGTTCTTGCCGAAGTGTTTTTCGATCTCGGAGCGAAACGCTTTCTCGCGGACTTGCGTCTTCTCCGGGCTCATGTCTTTCACGTGGTCGCCGCGCGTATAGCGGCGCAGCAACGGCACGGTTGCATTCACGTCCGCGTCGCTGGTGGGGAGCTTGTTCTCGCGCACCACGTCGGCCATCGACTTGTGATTGGTCTCGCGCGTGTCGAGCGAAGCCAAGCTCTTGTAGAAATCCTTGTGGTCGGTGTCGCCGTAGAGCTTGGTGTGCAGGTTGTCCAAGAACGGGACCGCCTGATCGCCCAGCAACGAGCGGATGTACGCACGCGTCGTCGAGCTTTTCTCGGGGGCCGCACCTTTGCGCGCTTCATCCATATACAGCCGGATGCCTTCCGAGACATCGCGCAGCGCGTCGGCGTTCTTCACCAGTTCGGGGCGTGTCGATTTGATGGCTTGGGTCAATTCGTCGCTGATGATCTTGCGCGGACCCGCGTAGTCCTTGCTGAACAGCATCATCGATGCGACATCGAGAATGCCTTGGAGCTTGTCGGGCGGGGCACCGTTGTTGGCCCACTTGTCGATCTCGGCCAGCTTCTTCTTTATGGCTTCCTGCGCCGTGCCGTCCTTGGCCGAAGCCATGGCTTTTTCGTACTGGGCCACCGCAGCGACGTACAACTGCTTGGAGCGGTCCTGCACGTTGTCGGCGGCGGCTTGCAGGTTGGCCTTGGTCTCGGGTGGCAGGCTCTTGCTCTTCAGGAGCGAGAGCGCGGCGTCGCGCGTCTGCGTGGCTTTCTGAATCACCGACTGCGTGTCGAAGCTCGCGACCGCTTCCTTGACCGTACCCAAGAGCGCCGCTGTGCCTTCGCTGATCTTGTCGCCTGCGGCTTTCAGGGTGCCGCTCTTCTCGGCCATGTGCTGATAGAAAGCCGAGCCCTGCTTGACCGCCTTGTCGCTCAAGTCCATGGCCGCGATCTCTTGGCGCGCGGCGAATTCATGAATCTTCGGCAGGAGTTCGGCGGCGCGTTCTTTCATTGCCTGCGGAAAGTAGTCGCTCTCGATCCAGCTTTTCGCCTTCGCGGTGGCCCACTCGACAGCCTTGGCGTCGCTCTTCTCGACGTGCGCGTTGGGGTCGGCTCCGGGCGGCAGGGGATCGATCGGCAGATCGGCTTCGACGCGCCGGGCGATAGCGTCGTCGGTGCTGCTCTCCTTGGTGAAGAGCCCGGTGATCTTGTCCTTGGCGCTGGCGACAAGATTCTTGGCCGCGTCAATGGGGGCACTGGGGGCACTTTCACGGGGCGGGCGGTGCAATGCCTCCCCTGCCGCGCCCAAGGCCCCGAAGGGGGCCCCGATGACCGCCCCGCCGATGGCGGCTTCCTTCAGGCGGGCGGCGTCGCCGGATGTGTCCCGGTCGGGGTTGAGATCGCTCTCGCCGCCCTGCCGGATCGCTTCGGCTCCGGTCGCCGCGACAGCTTGGCCCGCCGAGCCTTCGGCGATGTTGCGGCCAATGATCGGGGCGAGTCCTTGCCGGGCTCCAGCAGCTACCCCTTTATTCATGAGTTTCCCGGCCATGTAGCCGGGCACAGCGTTCTCCACGAGGCTCGCGGCTGTACCTGTACCCAGAGCGGACGAAAGGCGCTCAGAGACCGGTTTGGCGGCGGCTATGGGGTCGTTTTGCTGCGCTTGGATGGCCCCGCCCATCTCGCTGGGGATGGTCGCGGCGGTGGAGGCCAGAATCGGGGAGCGGCCACGGGTGGCGATCATGGCTCCGACCGCTGGCAGGGCACCGGGGATCATCTGGCCCAACTTGCCCAGCCCATAGTCGAACCCCGAGCGAAGGTCCGTCACCTGATCGAAGGAGTTGACCTTGGGGGCTTCGGTCGCGGCCTGCTCCTGAAGAGCTTTGGACTGAGCGTATTGATCACGAGCGTAATCGGGCGCAAAAGGCTCTGTCAGACCCCCCAGAAACGCATGACCTTCGCCCTTCAGCCCGGTCCAGCCCGAGCGAAGACCCTGCGAGAATGCGCCGTCGTCCGGGGGTGCTGCGCCGCCTTCTGGCGCAGCACTACCCTCTATTTCGCGTGCGCGTGCGAGCGCCGAATCGAGAAAGGTGCTCATTTAGCGCTGTGCCATTCTTCATGGCCGGGGTCGCCCCAACGTGGCTCGCGCCCTCCGTTCATTTGACGGATTTGAGCACGGGTCAGGGGGGCGCGCAGTGAGGCTTCCAACTCAGCTATGTTTCGCGGTTGCGCCGAGCCGCCCACAGCCCGAGTAGCAGCAGCGTGAAGTTCGGCTGCGTTACGTTGGTCTTCGGGAGTGGTATGCGCCCGAATGTTGTCATGTGGGTTCACACGCAAGTTCGCCTTGGCTGGGTCGAACGTCGATGTATCGATCTTGCCGAAATTCACACCGAAGAAATTCCCCTTCTCGTTGTACTTGAGATGGTTCGCGCGAATCGTGCCGCCCTTGGTCGGGCCGTTCGGGTTATTCGGATCGATCGGGGGTCCGAGCCGTACGTCGCCGCCCTTGGCGACTTCTTCGGGATGCAGAACTTCATAATCGTAGGGATTGGACGAGTCCTTGAATTTCGTACCCCAAGGATCGAGCCCGTTGTGAGTCTCCTGCGCACGATGTTTCAGATCGATAAGGGCGCGAATTTTTTGATGGTCCGCGTCGTTCATTCCACGCTCGTTGATCCGCTTCGCTGTCTCGCGGTCGGCGGGATTAGAGCTTTCGCCCAAAGTTCTGATAATGGCACCCAGACCTTCGGTCGTGGCTTGCTTGTGCTCGGATACCCGCGCCATGTCCGGTTTGCCCGTGGCGGGATCGGTGTACATGGCTTCCAGTTGCTTCGTATGCGCCGCTTGCGCGTTCTGACGCGCAGCATCTTCCGCTCGGCCTTGCTCGCCGCCGCCCGAGCCGGGGCCATTGGCACCGAAGTCCTTGTACGCGTCGTAGTTGTACTTACGATCGGCATTCATCTGCGCGAGACGCGCAGAATTCGCCGCCGTACGAGCCGAAAGCTCATGGCCGTAGGTCGATGCGGAGTATTGCAATTCATGCCCGCGATTCTGAACGCCTTGCTCGCCTTGCGCCGTACGCGCGACGATGTCCTGCCCGCGCCGAAGAGTGCCCGCGCTACGCAGGCTGTCACGCTCCTGTTGTTCAGCACCAATACGCGCATTCATTGTGCGCGCGTTCGCGCGCTTGTTGAAAAAGTCATCCCACGAGCCCGGCGCGGCGTTACCGTAGGGCTTGTAAAAATCACCACCACCACCACCACCGCCATTACCCTGCATCCCCGCCAGTGTCTGAGCCCGAAGACTCGCCATCTCGGCGTCGGTCTTGGCGGATGCGCCGTCGATACGCGCGTCGTTCTCGGCTTGCGCGCGTTGATAACGAGGATCGAGCGCACGGCTACGCGCTTCGAGATAACGCCCGCGAAGAGAATCTTCGCCGCCGCGCCAGCCGGGGCCACCAGCGGCGATCGAATCTTCGTACGCCTTGACCGCGCGTTGATGATCCGCACCACCCACGGGGCCATCGAAGCCGATCTGGATGTGCCGATTGCCGTCTGCGGTCGGGCCCATCAAATCCATGTCGGACGACGACTTGAGTGGCACGCGCGGCGCTACGCCGCCTTCCAGCATGCCGCCTTCATCACTCGACACGGAGCCCGGCGATTTGAACGTATCGCCGCCGCGCGAACCACCCGGCTTATCGAGAAATTCCCCGAGATCGCCTTGTGCCTGCCGACGCAACCGCCCCGACAGATCGGGGTGCGCACCCACCAAGCCCGCGCCGTAGTCCACCATCTTCGCTGCGCCGGATGCCGTATCGAGCCCGACTTCGAGCCCCGCTTTGCGCACCGACTCACGCCCTTCTTCACGATCACTCGGAAGCGCCGTACCAGTAAAAAGCTGCCCGGCACGCTTGAACATGGCGTCAGGAAGAGACGGCGTATCGTCTTTGATTTCGTAATCACCGCGCCCGATAAGGTACGGAATTGCAGCGAGTGCGGGCAATCCAGAAGCCGCACGCAGCGTCGCACCCGCGAGGCTACGCCCCGCGCCATACGCGCCCTTGGCGACATCCGCCGCCGCACCAGCAGCGCTGCGCGACCGAGTGAGGAAATTGCCAGCCGTTTCAGCGGCAGGAGCAGCAGCTTCAGCGGCAGCAGGAGCAGCGACTTCAGCGGCAGCAGCGGCGGGGGGTGGCGTAGCCGTTCCAAACGACTGCGCACGGGCCATGCGTTCCGGCGTCACACCGGGGTTGTTCGTGCGCCACGCACTACGACGCGCTTCATTTTCAGCCAGAACATCTTGCATTTGCGCGGCGCGCGCTCCTACGGGCGGCTCGGACGCAGGCGAAGCTGTCCCCGGCGCATTATTGAATTCCACCGGGGCCGCACGAGAGCCACCAGTCATCGTCGGTTCGACCGCAGCCTGCGGCGTAGTCGGTTCGTAGTTGATGCTATTAAAGTCGATGGGCCCTTGCCCTCCTACTTTTTCGCCGCCCGCGAAGTGATTCTGTGCACGCAGGCTCGCGTCATTGGCGTGCGGCGCGTGGTACTTGTCTATCATCGATTTGAGATTGCCTTCGCCGACCTTGTCTACAACATCAGCCGGGATCACGAACTCGCCGTTGGAGAGCATGGCCGGAACTTTGTCGTCGCGCGGGCCACCGGGGCCGTGCACTTCGCCGTGCCGGATCGCGCCACGCAGCCCTTGGCGAGCGACCAGATCATCCACGTCTCCACCATCTGCTGCGCGGATGCCGCCGATGTTATTGGCTTGCAACGCCGGTTTGACCGGATTGGGATTGGGCGCGAAAGCCCCGCTGACGGGGACGCGGTCCTGAGTCGGCATCTGCGGACCTACGAGAGGGCCCGGCGAACCACGCAGATCGGTAGTTTGGCTAGCGTCGAACGCGGCGAGCGTCGGCGCGTTGAAAGTGTCGGCGAACGCGTTCTGCGCGGTGTCCGTGATCTTCTTCACGATGCCGCCGTCCGCGTAGTGCGGTTGCGTCAAGCGCAGCGTCGCCTTTTTGTCGAAGTGCTTCGTCATGTTGCTTTTCATGCCGCTCCCCCTGAGAGATACCATGCCGCCATCGGCCATCTTGAGAATGCCGTCCGCTTTTTCGTCGATGCGAGACTTGTCTTCCGCCGAGAGCCTGCCCGCGTCGAATTCTTTTGCCGCGTAAGACTTCGCCACGCGGGCGTGGCCCGCGTCGGGCATCGGATACTTGCGCTGCTCGGGCAAGCCGAAAACACCGTCGTCGAGATGCTTGCGCTGCTTGGTTGTGATTTTCGCCATGAGAAGTCTCCTTTTCTCAGCCCGTCGATGTCGCGGAAGCCACGCCATTGAGCCCGCTGAAAGCCAGCGCCGAAACTTTCGCGTAGATATCCGCCGCCTGCGCGGCGGCAGTCACGTGGTGGCCCACGGAAGTGCCGATGAACTGCGCCGCGATCTCGGCATACTTCAACGTGTTCTCGTTGTTGGCGAGCGAGACCTTGATGCCGATCTCCGCTTCTTGCAGCGAGAGCTTGTAGTAATCGATGAGCGCGGCAAGATTCGCGCGCTGCGCGGCTGCGATCGCCGTAAGGTATTCCGTCTCGTTGTGGTTCAACTGCGCGTACGCAGCAATGAGATGATTCATCGACTCGATCACACCGAGCCGGTACTTCACCGCAAGGTCTCCGCTGAACTTCGAAAAGTCGAGCCGCAGCCCGAGATGATCGAATGCCTGCTTGACCTTGGCGCGGTTGTTTTCCATTTCCAATGCAGCGCCGCGCAATTGGATTTCAGCAAAATTACGATACGCCTCGATCTCGGACTTCAACTGGAACTCTGCCACCCGTTGCCATTCGTTGACGGACATCTTGGCCAGTTCTACGTATTGCACTTGTGCACGAATCGCCATGTCACCTGCCACGCTTGACGCCGCATTGAGCGTGGCTTGCCGTGCAGACTGTTGCAGTGCGGTCAAGATACCGGAAGGCAACGCAAAACCACGAGACGCGAGATCGCTGATCGCTTCGGATTCAAGCCGGGCACCTTCACGCGCAGCCTGATCGCGCGCGCGAGCCACGGCGATTGCCGCAATATTGGAAGTAGCCAAGTTGATCGCGGCATCGATTTTCGGCTGCAACCCCGCAACATTCGTCGAAAGCGCCGCTTTCGACGCCGCGATGTTGTTGGTGATGCCGTTGTTCAATGTAGTGAGGGAATTAGTGAGCGCTGCTTTCAAATCCGTTTCCAGACTATCCAACAGAGCTTTCGCAGCGGCAGCGTTTGCGCCACTGAGAATTTCCACATTCAGTGCGTCGACACGCGAAAAATCAGGAGGGCTCGCCGGAAGAAACTTCGCCATCCATGAATTCTGTAGATTGGTCACATCAGCCGCGACCTGAGTCTTCAGCGCGTTGAAATCGAGCGTCAGGTTGGTGGGCAGGGTCGGAAAATTTGGCAGCGACGGCACTGTCGGTGCGACCCACCCTTTGAAGACACTGCTCGAATCTATGGCAACCGGTGCAGTGATCTGCTTCTTGATGAGAGAGTTCTGGTCAGCATTCTGTCCTTGGTCCGCAGCTTCGATGATCCACGGGGCAGAAGCGGTCGCGCCGTACAAAGAAGCTTGCGACACGCCCTGAAGAAACGTAATGAGCTTCGCGGCAGCGCTGGCATCCGCAGAATTAGTCCACGGCCCGGTCAATGAGGTCGGGGTGGGCTCAAGTACTGCGTTAGCGATGTCAACTTTGATTTGCTGTGCCATATCTTATGCTCCGTGACGTTGACCGGCGTGCGGGATGAATTCCGCGCTTTCGAGTTCGAAGTCAGCCCCGGCGACGTTATTGAGCCGGAAACCCCAATAGCGGCCTACCAGCCCTTTACCAAGACGTACGCGGTTGCCCTTGACCGAAGCCCCCGAAGGGATAAGCAAGTAGTACTGCGGCGAAGCGCGATTGGTGAACACCTTGAGTTTCATCGACCCTGTGCACTTGAAACCGAAGTACGCCGCTTCCATACGCTTCTCGTGCGCATCCTGATAATCCGTGTAAGGGAAATCAACGGACGCACGAATGGGTTGCCCCGCATCATCGTCCGCACCGACAACGTAGACGCCGCCAGCATTTGTCACATACGTCTTGCCGCCCAACTGCGCCATGGAATTCGCGGGCATGTCCATGTAACGCGACGGCGCGAAATTATCAAAGTTGACCGCCCAGCCGGGGAACGGATCAGCGTATGGATTCTCGGTCGTTACAACGCGCGACGAAGTCACCAGATACGCGATGGCGCTGCCGCCCCACGCAAAGCCACCGCTCGGCGCGAAGAACGCTTGGTATGCACGAACAACGGCAGCGCCACCCCACACGAAGCCGCCGCTTGGGGGGTGGCTCGTCACTACAGCGACGGGAGCAACGCCACCCCATAGATATCCACCGGACGGCACCGGCGCGGACACGTATTGAACTGGCGCTGACCCGCTCCACAGAAGCCCACCAGTCGGCGTGTATGGGATTTTCTCCAAGACAGGTGCCGAGCCGCTCCACAGCAATCCGCCCGTTGGTATGTAGATAAGGTTTTCTGAAATTCCTGCGGAGCCACCCCACGTGAATCCACCAGAAGGAGTGATGGGGTAGATGGAGACGGGGGTATAGACCACGGGGGCCGTGCCGCCCCAGAGATATCCGCCCGTAGGCGCAGGAATGTTGTACGCCTGTATTATCAGCGTGCTAACCGGCGCGGAGCCGCCCCACAGCAGCCCGCCGCTCGGCGTGAAGACTGTGAAGTTGATCGAGACCGGCGCGGCACCGCCCCAGATGTAGCCGCCCGACACCGGCACGGTGTAGCTCAGGAGGTTCGAGTCGAGTCCGAGAAACCCGGATGGTGGCGTATACGTGAACGAAGACGCGCCAAAGTTAGCCGTGACGGTCCACGTGCCACTGAACGCATCCATCGCCGGGTAGATCGTGCCCGTAATGCCCGAGAACGCTTGGCCTTGGCTAGTACCGTTCTTGTAGAACGTGATGGTGCCCGCATTCATGTCGAGCGCAACACCGATGATGTCGCCAGAAACAAATGCAGCGCCGTATGCCGGGTTAGTGCCGTTATTACCCTTCGTGGCGTTAGACCAGTACACCCATCCGACAGCAGAGCTATACAGCGCCGCAGAAAGAGACGCTGCTGCGCCAGCTACACCGACTTCCGCCGCGCCGCCACCACTAAGAGTGGTGCATGTAATTTCCCAGTACCACTTACCACTCGCAACCCCAGTCGTAGCGCGAACGCCCTGAGACGCCCCGCCAGCAGCCGCTGTCAGGCTTCCACCTGACAGCGTTATGCCAGCGTTCTTATCTGATGGGTTCCAAGTGGTAGCGGCCATTTCTAGCTCTTATGTACGCGAGCCAGTGATCGTCGGGGTGATGATGATCTGATCGCCCGTGTTCTGCACCACCTTGGCGGTCGCGAAGAGTTCCACCCAGAGCAGGAGCCCGGTCGTGGTGTCGGTCACGAAGTAGCCGTACACCGTGACGGCGGTGCCTGCCGTGAAGGTCCACGTCTGCTGCGCGTAGGTCGAAGTGCAGACTTGTCCTGTCGCGCCCGCGACCGAGACCCACGAAGTCTTGGTGAGGGTCTTGGCGGCGTAGCCGAGCGTGCTCATCTCGGTCAAGCTCGCCGCGACGAACGTATCGTCGGGCGTCACGTTGTTCACGAACAATTTCAGAATCTGGTTGCCCGGTGTGGTAACGCCGAGCGTGAAGTCGAGCATCGTTTTTTCGGCTGCGGAAGGGACGATCAGGGCCATTTGAATCTCCTATGTATGAAGGGCACCGGCTGGTGCGTATTTTGCAGCAAGAACAGCAAATAAGCTATTGATCCTTAAATGATCACTCCATGAAAATTAGGAGCTACCCACGGGTACAAATCCGTGGATGCGAAGTTGTTGATGAGCACCGTCGTGTTGGCCACGATCCTCGCGAGTATGACCGGGAGCGGCTCGTAGAATTTGCCAGCAGGGGTCGTAATTCCACTGACTTTGTCGAACACCGAAGGCAAGTAATCAGCGTTGAATTTGTCGTACACCCGCTGATATCTCAAGCAGTCATCTGCACGTTTTTTAAATTGGAGGTAAGGAACTGAAAAAGTAAAAACGCCGGTAGGGCCGTCGCGATGCCAGTAGATGCCGCCGACAACCGTCTGAGGAGTCGATTGGCCGTAAACATAGTTCTGCGGCACGCCTGTTTTCGCAGCGCGGAACTCCGTAGGCACGTTGAATCCGTCGTACCCCGTTAGTCCATACACAAAGCCTGTCGTCGTATCGGTGCGTACGAATACGCCAGTACGATTTGTCGAACTGTTGCTTATCGACCCACGATAAGCTTCCGTTTGATAGAACTGAACGCCGCTGCCTATGTCGTAGGGATACGAACGGCTATAGACGCGGGATGAAAAATCCGTGTTCAGCACAGCAGCCCCGGACCTGATCAACCCGTATTCAGGCAAGTACTCATCTGCATACATGGCCGGTGTTATCGGTGCCGCCACAAAGGGCAACGCACTAGTGATCGTCACTGTCCCCGGTGTACTCGTTCCTATACCGCCAACTACAGCGTATGACGCTGCCGTGAGTGCGTAGTCCGCGACAGGAATCAAAGCGTCTCCACTATAAAACGCCAGCTTGCAATTAACAGAAGACGCAGACCCACTTTGATCAAGGTTGGAAGTCGATCCGGTGGTGATCGTCTTGGCTCCTTCCAACGGGCTCGTATCGACAGGAGTTATATGAATCTGCCCACTAGAGTCCAGCGTGTGCTGCTCCAGGAACTCTTTACGCGCGCCGGTAGTGTTGAAGACGGACATGTCCTGATAAATCACGTTGTATGTGTAAGTCCACTGCTCTTGCCTCCAATAAGTCGCATTGAATGGAGACTCTACATAAGCAAACTGAACTGCCGATATAGGATATTGCGTAGAAAAAGCAAGAGAGCGGCGCACACCCGGCTGTGAGCGGACGTAGTCCGTAGGCAAAAGAATTTTTACCGGCGCTTTCGAATTAGGATTGTAAATTGAAAAATCGACGCTGCCGTTGAACGGTGTCGCCTGCATGGCAACAAGCGACGAATAAGAAATAATCACGCCCCTGAAGTACTGCTTGATATCATCACCAGTCGGAGAACCGAGTTCAAGTGCAGAGTAGGGCACACCTTGTGATTTGTTCGGACTCTGAAACTGCCCAAACAGAAAATAGCATTCGATTTTTTCAGGTACCGCTTTCTTGGTCGGTGTCGCCGCGACGGCAGGCGTGATCACTGGCACAGACATAAAGCAATCATCCGAATTTATCTTCAACCCGACGCGCCAGTAAGCAACGGATTGAAGATATCGCTCCTTCCCATCATCAGTCAGCGCGTTGTATTGTGCGAGATTCAACGGCGCGGGCTGACCGGGCGGGGACACGAGTTCGCCGGGATCACCCGATCTGCGGTCAACGAAAATAGAACCAGCCAGCGCTGAAAAATACCGGCGCAACATCCAGTTTTGGCGGCGGCACAACATGCTGAATTTTGCAGCGCTCAAGTGGTTGTCTTGCGGGGCGTCGATAGAAAAACTCAAGAACGGCGCAAGAGGGGTCAACGCAACGCCTGAGATGTTGCTGAGATTGTTTGGGTAAGTGAGTGTGAAATCAGACAAGCGCGTAGACATCGGCCAATCGTACAAAGTGTTGTATGTGACTACTGAAGACTTCGAAAGCCACAGCTTCACCAACTGGTCGTCTTCGTTGAAATTGGAATTTTCCGAGACGATCGACGAAGCCGACGCGAACCCTATGGACCGAGCCCTGATCGTCACGCCGTCCACGATCCACGTGCGATTAAAATCCTTGTTGATGCTGGTCATCGTCGCGAGTTTCTTGACAACCTCCCGCTTTGCGAACGGCAGATACTTTTCAGTACCGGCATCAAGCTGAATGATCTTGTAGCGGATCACGCAAGCTCCGAGATGCGCGTAGCTTCGGCAGAAACATAGTCATCCGCCGCCAACGGGCTAACGACGCTGTCGCGAGAGATAGCGACCACCGTCTTGACGCCATTCTGCTCGATGAAGCCGATGCAACCACGCAGCATGCTATCGACGGCTATCTGGTCTTCGACCAGATTTTTTACTGCTCCGTCCGATTTGCCGAGAACAAAACCCCGCTCGGAAAACCACATCACATCGCGAGTATTCGGCACGTCGCAGGCCATGCCTTCGTACGCCTTGTAAGGCAAGCGCGGTTGAAGCTGCGCTTTCGGCGTGCCGCTGTCGGACATGAAATAAGTAATATCCGAAGACACGAAACAGCCGTTATCGACAGCTTTCAGCAGCGTGACGCGTTGCGGGAACATGTAGAAGTCGTGCTGCTTGTCGCCGAGAGCGCCCAAATTGCATATGCCGTAGCGCATCGGCTGAGTCATGTAGACGATGTTCCCCGAAGCGATATAGATGCGCCCGTTGATGAACGACAGAAGCTGGCCGGGGGGAGGAGGCTGCATGAACTGCGTATCAAGCATATCGCCGCCGCTAAACGGCCCTTGGATCGTCGTCGATGTCACGCCAGCAGGGACGAACGCCTGAAAGTAGAAATTATCGCCGTCTATGTCCGTCGCGTAGATTCGCGTCCCCGTTACGCGGGAATCCGACGACTGCGGGATGTTGGTGAGCGCAATAGAAGGAACATCTCCACAAGACACTTGCACGCCCAACGGAGCACCAGACTCTTCGCCCGAAGCCAACGCGAATGTACATGTCACTTGGAATAGTTTGTCCTTGGTGGCGTAGGAATCGACACTCACACAAGCAGGAGCTACGGAAGGAGGAATGATGCCCCAAGGCGCGTACACGCCGTTCACGTCGATCGTGCCGTTGATCTGCTCGTTCGAGAAGTAAACGACGCCGTTCACGAAAACAAAGCTCAACGGCGCGACGAGCCGAACATTCGTGAGCACAGTGACGGGAGCGAAGAACGGCGGGGTGGCGACCTTCAACGCAGTCGGGGTCGCCCAGAAAAGCCGCGAGCCGTCCGAATAGACGCTGTGAGCATTGGCGTCGGCGATGACTTGAGAAATACCCCGACGACGACGAATTCTATTCTGCGCCGTCATGACGCCGTTCACGATGTTGCGCAAGCGCGAAGCGGGCATCTCGGTATTGGACAACCTATTGTCCATGCCTTCGGCCCACCCTTTCATCGGGCCACCTTTGTAGGGGGGGACTTGCAGGTCAGCCATTAAAAATGCTCCCTAGAAAAAGTGCGGGGGGTTATTCCGGGCCACGTCCCGATCCGGCCCCACACCCCCCGCTGGTGGACAGATGGCCGCGATACTTTAGAAATCCCTGCGCAAGATGTAATTCACGCGCGTCACGCCGCCGCTACCGGCACGAGCCGCAAGCACCGCGTCAGGCAGCGCGGCTTTGTTCGCCTCGCAATAGAACTGAGCGACACCTGCGGTGAGCTTGAACGGAGTGCCGCCGCAGTCTTCTTCCTTCAGCAGCAGGCCGTCTTTCACGATGCGCCATTTCGCCTCGCTGTCCGCAGCGCCCCACCCGCCGTCGATGTGGTAGTTGCCATCGGCGAGCACCGGGAAATCGAAGCCGGGCTTCGCATCCATGCTCCCGACGACGGCAGTCCAAGCGTAGCCCTGCCCCAGCGCCCACGAGTCCGCGTCAAAGGGTTTTGCAGCAGCTACCGCTTCCGGCACGATCTCGAAGCCGCGCGTGTCGAGCGGGTAGCCGTTGGGGCCGACCTTGCCCGCGTACGGGCTATCACCGCCGTAACCGAAGTTCGACGGCGCACCGGATACCGGAGCCTTGGCCTGCACGACCGCTGCGGTGGCCTGCTGGAGCGCCGTGACTGCGGCAACGATGGCAGGGTGCGGCGGCTCGGGTGCATCGGCGGCAGGACTGTGTCCGAAGCTCGAACGAAGGCCGTTGTACTCAGCCCTTGCTTGCGCTTCAAATTGCGCGAGCTTGCTGGGGTTGTTGTGCTTGTAGACAGCGAGGGCGATAAGCCCGCCGACGATCGCCAACGCGACGAACGCAATGATGAGAACTGTTCCGAAGTCCATGGGTGCTCCTTTAGTGACCACGATTCAGGATTGCCTTGAAGCGATCCGCGAACGTGGTTGGTGCTGGTTGTACAACAGGGGACTGCACTTGCTTGCCGATGCATCCTTCGAGTGCTGCCTTGACCTTGATCTCGTACGCAGCGCGCTGGTTGATCTCTTCACCCATCGCGAGAATCTTCTGCATGTACGTTGCGGTCTTCGGCAGTACGTCCGTCGCCCACACCGGCATGGGTGGCGGAACTGCCGGGCATGGTACCTGAGTGCCGGGGATCAGCACGTCTTTCGACGTGACGACGACCGGAGCCACGCCGCTGCACGCGGTCAGCATGACGACGCAAAGCAGCACGAGAACGAGAAAGATGATGCGGATTTCCATCGTTTTCATTTCGGCTCCTTCGCTTTGAAGAACGCGTCGATACCCTGATGCTCGGCATCGCACGGCGTCTTGGCAGCGGCGGTGGGCTTGAAGTTGTGCAGCATCTGGGCGACGCTCTGCGGGCCCTTGGCGATGATCTCGGCACTCGCCGTGAGTGCTTGAGCCGATGCCGCAAGATCGTCGCTCGCCTTCTTATTGGCGAGCGTGGCTTCATTCACGCGCTCGATCGATTTAGACAAGGCTTCGTTGCCTGCTTTGCACAAAGCGAAGTTGCTTTCCGCGACCTTCACGTCGGCCTGCGCGCTGTGGTACAGATGCCTGTACCAGAGCGTGCCGACACCGCCGAAGACGAACTGGACTCCGCAGATCACCAGCAGGATGATGATGAGGTTATTCTTGATCCAAGCGATCGGGCCCATCAGACTCCCCTTCCTTTAGGAACGACTTCGAGAACACCGCACTTCGGGAACTCCTTGCTGTGCGCCAACTGCGCTTCGAGTTCAGCAATGCGATCCACCATGGCGTTGTGCTGCGCAAGTGCGCTCTCCAAATCGCGAGCGTTCACCATCACGCAGTCGGGCATCTTGCATTCGTTGACGCGAAGCTGCACGGTATCGTCAGCCGACGCGGGGGCCATGAAAATGCTAAGGAGTAGCAGGCGCAGCATTGGTCGGCTCCTTTTTAGGTTCAGTCGAAACGGTCTGGGCAGCTTTCATGTCAATGGCTTTCAGCGCGACGTAGGCACCAGACCAGATCAGCGCGTACAAGGAAGCCATCGGATATTCAATGCCGTTCTTCATCTCCTGATGCAAGATAACGAGCGAATGCGTGAGCAAAGCGCAGAAATATCCAAGCCGGGGCGTGCTGGCCTTGCCGTCCCAGTCACCGGATGAAAAGAAATCACGAAAGTAGAACTTGCTGCCGCCGCGCTCGCGATCAAGTCGATACAACACGACGCAGAAAAGAACGAACAGCGCCACGATCGCCGCCTCCCAGAAACTCATGGCGTTCACGGCGTCCGCTGTAAGTTCTTTCAGTTCATGCCAGAAATCGAGCCACAGATTTTTCATTCGACCCCCAGCGCTTCTTTGGCGCGTGTGTAGTAGTGCTGGCGCATGTCGATGCCGTTGTAGCCTCCATTGATGCGCTTGGTGACGGTGCGGATATCGCCGAGATCGGCGAACTCGTTCAGCTTGTGCTCGCCCCAGAACCACGCAGCCGCGACGCACCCTACTTCGGGCTGCTCCAGAAGGCCGGGGTTGTCGAGCAAGCGCTCGTCGTTGAACAGGGCCAGCGAGCACTTCTGGTAATTGTCGTACCCCGTGATCTGAATCGGCCCGCGCCCTTTATACTTCTCGCCGTCACCATCATGCACGTTGCCGAGGTCGTGACGACCTTCGTACTCCTTGCCGCTGGCAAGCTCGCGCATGTACCGGAACTCCCCCGATTCATGCGCAAGCTGCGCCAAGAACATCGCCTGACGAAGCGGCGTATTGATTTCGCCAAGCTCCATGGCATCTTCCAGCGGCTGTACAAACGCCTGCGCATGCGCATCCGTGATGAGCGGCATGATGTAGCGCAAGGTCTGCACAGAGATCATTTCCCGGTTCTATTGATGTGATTGATGCGATCTTCGATACGCGCCAGAGAACTGAACACCCTCTCAACGGTGTCGTCGAAACGACGCACCGATTTATCGAGGTCTTCGATCGTCGCGTACCTGCGTGGAATATCTTCGCGCAAGTCAGCGACGATGAGCGCATGCGCTTGATGATCATTCTTCATGTGCATGATTTCCTTTTTGACTTCCGAGATGGACTCCTTGTTGTTATGAACTACAAGCGCCAAGCTGGCACCCGCGATCATCAGCAGAATTTCGAAAGCCGTTTTCAGTTCGAACATCACATCTCCCTAATACGTTAGACATCTGCTTCCATGCCCTCGTCCAGCCCGGTGATGAGCCAGTCGAGCGCCAGCAACGTCTGCGCCTTGAGCGCGAATGGCTTCAGGTCGGCGAACGCGATCTGCTTCACCTTGATTTCGATTTCCTGCTCATGCAGCGCCTTGCTCTCGGTATTGAATTTCTCGATGTCGTTGATGGTGAACTGGCCCGGCTGCTCCTTGATGGGCTCGCCGACTTCGGTAAGCAGCTTGGCCCACACTTCATCGAAGGCGCTCATCGGATCGCGCAGCGCGCGGATGGTCAGCATGACGCGCAAGGCGACAGCGGACGGCAGCGGCATTTGCGCGAGTTCGGTGAGTGCAGGGGCGGCTTCGCGGACTTGTTTCGTGGTGACTTTCATTTGTGGCTCCTCGTGGTGGTGGTGGTCGACAGCGTTCATGGCTATGCCTTGCAGATGCACCATCCCGCCGGCACAGAAGAACCGAGCGGGCACGTTCCACGCGAAGCCGCTACTCCATCCGTTCACAAAACTCGTAACGGCTTGCGCGGGCTCCGTTGTGGCGACGCGCGCCAACGGGTTCTGCGCCGCAGCGGTGAGCGAAAGGGCCAGCAGGATGACGGTCAGGATTTTAGTCATGGCTCGATTCAACACGATTGCGGCGGCGCGTGGGTGCCAAGAATGTTCCATCACGTCACTACATATCTGAAATGCAGTCGAACCGTGTGGACGCCGTTCGTGGTTGGTATCCATGTCCCCTGCGCCGTATTCGCGGCGCCGGGGGCGACAACCTGCCCCGCAACCAGATTATTTATGTCCATCACGACCCCCATTGCGTTTTCCCCAAGAGCGAACGCGGAGGCCACTGGAACGGTCACATTGAATGTTGTTTGAACGGCGCCAGTTGTGACGGTCAGGTTGACGCTTACAGCGACATCAACGATGTTGCCGAGTCGCGTATATAGGGCCTTGTTGACCGTTAACGCAGAGCAGTTGCCTACGGCGACGGGGGCTGCGGTGTAGGTCGCTTCAGTCCCGCTGGCGATGTACTGATTCGTGGTGCCGGTGATGGCTCCGGCGTTGTTGTGGAGCGATTTGCCGTACAAGCGACCATCTGACGTCAGGCGAAGCTGCTCGGCATCTGCGGCGTTGTTCGCCGTGAAGAAAGCAAGATCGGACCCTACGGCCGAAGCTCCGGGTGCTATCGAGATCGCCTTGATCGCGGCGGCTTCTCGCAGCGTGGCGTTAGTGTCTTTCTGGTGAAAGATAAAAGATGTGGTGTTGTTTGCCGCGCCCGCCGTGGTGTCGGAGAAGTACATCGTCGGTTGAGCGGCGTACACATGGAAAATTCCGCTAGGCGTTCCGCCGATGCCGACGTTGCCTGCGCCAGAAATCCGCATACGTTCCGTGATCGCGGATGAATTGCCCGAGGCTGTAGCGAAGATGATGTTGCCTTCCGGCGAGGCGTAACCCGATCCTGTTACGTGCTCGGTAAAGACAAGCAAGTCGCCTGCGGCTGTACCAGCGAGAAAGTTATTCGCCGCTGTCGGCATCGCAATACGAACACGATTCGTGGCTGACGCATAGACGGCGTTATCCCCGAGCGCGATGCGCGGCGCACCGCTGGATACATAGACTTGGCTGTCGAGCGAGGTCGAGTGGACATGAAGTAGGCCGCCAGAAGGCGTCACCCCGATGCCGAGATTGCCGTTCGCATCCAACGTCATGCGCAGCGTGGTCGTTGCAACAGCTTTAGCAACTCCCGTAGGTGCGGTGTACCACTCGAACCGGCCAAGCACTTGGCTAAAAAGACTGCCCGCCATCGCTGACTGATAAACCCAACCGCGCAGTTCGTAGTACAAATTATTGCTGACGTACGACTCTCCTACTCCCGCCCCCGTCGCAAAAGCATTCACACCAACCTGCAACACGCCACTGAAGTACGAGGCGTGCCAAGGCGCAGGCGACGTGCCAATCGTATGGACGCGCTGCGTCGGGTTCGGGAAATCCGCGTACAGGCCCGCGCGCATTAGAAGTCTGCCCCGGTGCCGGTGAAGTACATCGTCTTCGCGGCGGTGACAGCCACGACCGCGTTCACCTTCAAGATCGCCGAAGCTTCAAGGAGCAGGAAGCCAGCCGGGTCCATGAGGCTCAGAAGGAGCGGCAGCATATTCAACTGCACGACGCCGCTCGTATTCCCCGCGCCTGCCGCCACGGCGATTGTCGCGACGAGATAATCCACGGCGCTCTTCGTGAGCCACACCTGAATGTCATGCGCGGCTGTGTCATCCGAAGCGACACTGAGCGAGCCGATCTTCGCGCCGCTCGCACCAGCGGTGTACAGCGTTTTCTTCGCTGTGCCGTCCGCGTTGACGATGGTGATGACCGGGTTCTTCGGTGCGCCGGGATAAACGGGAGAAGCAGCCATATCACATACCTCCGTACATCAAGTAGGAAAACTCGTATGAAGCGATGGTGCCGGGCGGTGTCGCCCAAGCTCCATCCCCGCGCAGGAAGTTGGCAGAGCTTGCGGCCCCAGTACCGAGCGCCACGGGATCAACAAGGTCGGCAGCTTGAATCTGCTGCACGACCGTGTTGTTGACATCCAGAACCAGCGGTTTCTTGTTGGCCATGGGGTTTCCTTAGAACTGAACCGGCTCGCCTTTGTTGATGAGCATCTGCGTCGTGGAGACCGCTACACCCACGCGCACCAGCCACCCCGTCGTGGGTGCCGTACTGGTGATGTTGCCCGCCGTCACTGTGGAGACGAAGTACACGGCACCCGGAGTCAAGCCGCCCGACTGGCCCGTCACCGCATCCCAGTCCGTCGTGAGCCCGACCGCCGTGCCGTTGGTAAGCACGAGGCCGGTAGACGCAGTATTGATCGACGCAGACGCGAAGCCGATGAAGCGCATCGTGCCCGAGGCGCTCGCGTTGGCCAACGCAATCTGGTCTGCCGTGGCCGTCTTGTAGAGAGCCTTCAGCTTGGCGATCGTCGAGCCCGTGCTGTTGGTCAGCATCACGCCGGACTGCGTCACTGCGGGGTTGGTTCCCGCCGTCACGCGACCGTAGGTGTCCACCGTGACGCTGGTGTAGGTAGACGCTGTGACGATGCCGGAAGTAAGGTCGATCGTCGGGTTGCCCGCCACGCCAGCCGGGTTGGTGATGGTGAGCGTGGTCGTCGTCAGCGAGCGCTCCACGAAGACGCCGTTATTCGCTGTGCCACTCGTCTGTGCGAGGAACCCCGTACCTGCCAGCGCCGAAAGGTTCGTGAGTGCGGTCGTCGCGGGCTGCGCGCCGATGTCCGAAGGCACCGCCGTGCTGGTGTTCGTCACGCGCCCGTACACGTCCACCGTGACCTTAGTGATGCCCGACGCTGCGCCCGAGCCGCCGATGACCGGCTGACCCAAATCAATAGTGTCCGCGTTCACTACGATGCGCGTGGTGGCGAGCGTACCCACGTCCAGCGTGTTGCCGGTCTTGGTGAGGCCCGCGCCCGCAACAACTTGTCCGAGCCCTGAAGTCTGCGAGAAAGTCAGGCCCGTCGTACCGAGCGTGATGGGGTTATTCGTGATGAGGGTCCACGCGGTATCCGCGTTCGCTGTGCCTTCGTTCACGAAGGCTGTCGTGCCGCCCGGAACCTGCGCCGATGTGTTGGCGTCCGTCGAGCGCGTCCATACGCCGTTCGCACCCGTGCCGAGCGTGGAGACGTAGTAGATGCCGTTTTCCGCAGGGGCTGTCTGGTCCGTGACCAAGATGCGGTCGTTCGCGGCGAGCGTCACGCCGTCGAGCGTATTCGGAGCCGCGCTCGCCAGAGTGATGTTGGAGCCCGTCGTCTTTGCGCGCACAGCCGCTTTGTAGGTGAGGCCCGCCGCGACGCCATCGACGTACTGCTTGGTCGCAGCACCAAGCGCCGATGAAGGATCGGCGTTGAGGATCAAGTTACCCGTCAGCGTGCCGCCACCAAGCTGCAAGTAGCGCGAGTCCACCAGCCCTGAAATGTCGGCAGACACCACGGCAGTCGTGCCGGTCACGCGACCGAACGTGTCGATGGTGATCTTGACGAACGTGCCAGTACCGCCGTTGGCGACCGTCGCAAGGTTGATCGTCGGGTTCCCCGCCACACCGTCACCGTTCGTAACGGTGATGTTCGACGCCGTGCCGGTGATCGTCCTACCCGTGTAGGTATTCGCTGCCGTCTGTGTGATGAGCCCGTTGGTGTTGTACGCCGCGAACGCCGCGAGGGTCGCCGAGTACGCCTGTACGTCGGTACCGATCACGAGCCCCAAGCTCGTGCGCGCCGCCGACGCAGTAGTGGCTCCCGTGCCGCCGTTGGCGACGGCGACCGTATCGCCGGTCTGGAACTGCGACTGTTCGCCAGTCGTCAGTATTCGTAGGGGTTTCTGGTCGGCCATTGTGATACTCCCTTACAGGGTGATCGGACTGCCAAGAAAAAGACGAAGCTGTGTAGAAGAAATTGCAAACCCGACGAGCGAGTTCACGCCGGATGTCAGATTCGGGACAAGCACCAAACGACCAGCAACGGTACTCAGGTAGTACGTGCTGCCAGCAACGAGCCCGCCTGATCCGCCCGTAATGTTGTCCCACTCAGTCGTCGAAGCAGGCAGCACAGTGCCTGTAATGACGCGCCCAAAGCCACCAACACCGATAGTCGTGTCGTACACAAGCCCATACACTTTGCCGGGGCCGAGGGACGACGCACGCATCACCACACCGGCCACCATGGCCACGGGCGTGCCGCGCGAAATGATCACGCCTTCGCCGCTCTGTACGGAAATAATGGCAGTGGGGTCGCCGCCCGCAGCACCAGCCGGGCCTGCTGGCCCCGCTTCGCCAACTGTGACGACAGAGACGACCGGCTGATCGATCGTCGCGTTGAAGGCGTTCATTTACACCCCCAACTTTTGAGTGACGGTGAAGTCGCTTACGAATCCGAGAAGATATACATCAGGAAGAAAAAAAGCCGCGCGAATGTCCGTATTGAGCGCAGGAATGAGCACATCGTTGACGACAGCCGACGCACGAACGTCGTCAATGAGCGCGGACGCATATACAGTGTCGTCGATCACACCGTTACTTCCGCGCTCACGGTAACGTCACCGGCGAGAAGGCCAGTCACGACGCCACCGGGGCTCACAAGCTCCAGATCGTAGAGATACGTGCCGGGCGCGAAGCCTGCGGTCGCCGTCGCCGAGATCGTGATGGTGATTTTCTTCAGCGTGTTGTCGATGGCAATGTCGGCGGGGGACACGAGCGAGACCAGCAGCGTGCCGCCCGGCTTCGTCTTCAGCATCATACGCGCCGAAAAGCTCGTCATATCCACGGGCGTGTAGTACACAATGTAGCCGCCCGACTTGTACGTTGAAAAGTCAGTCGCGTTGATGTCGTTGAACTGGATCGTATTCGGGTCGATCACCGTGGCTTTGTGGAAATCCGACGCACGCGGGGGCGTATTGATCGCGTTGATTTCCGTCATGCCCTTGACCGACAGCACCGCCGCGCGCCACTGATCGACCAACCCATGCGTCGGCACGGTAAGTTGCGCCGGGGCAACGTTCGGGATCGCAGAGATCGCCTTGTAGATGAACGGCAACGACTCCCATCGCACGACGCGCGAGAAGGTCTTGCCTTGGACGATGTCGAAGTGCGTCTTGGTAGACATCAGAGGATGAGGTTCGCAGTCGCGCGATAGGTGAAGTTCGTCCCCGCCGAGTGCGCCGCACGCAGCCGCCACGCGCGCGGGATCACGTCATTGGCCGCAGCGTTGGCCGCAGCCACAAGGCCGGGGAACACACGCAGCACCGTGACAGCAGCCGCCGACAGCGCCGCGCTGGCGAGGATCGTGTACCAGTTCCCGAACGCGTCCTTGCCTTCGAGCGTGAACGTGACGGTATCGACGCCGGGCACCGCCTGCATGTCGATGACGATATGCGCACCACGCGCATATTGGTTCTGCTGCTCACCGGAATCGTTATTCGCGGCACGAACCGCCGAAGGAAACACTGCGACCACTACGTTGGCGTTTTCCATGCTCGCTCCTAGTAATTGGTGCTGGTAGTCTTCAAATACGGATACGAGCCGACCGAAAGCCCGCCATACGCCACGCTACGATTTTTGTGGATGCGGCGCTCGCGCTCACGCATCGCTTTTTCGCCGTACACGTTGAACTGCCTCTCGAAGTCTTCCGACTTCGACTTGTTGAATGTCTCGGCGTCCTGCTTGCCGTATGCCAGCGCCTTCATCCCCTTCAGGAGATGTCGATGATGATGCTCGGGTATTTCCAAATCCTGCGGTGCATCCGCCAGCGACAGCGTGTTGAGCGGCAACCGATCGACCATCATCTGCAAGGTATCGGCGACGCTCGGGATCGGCTTGTAGTAAGCGAGCCCATCATCCATGCCGGTAACGAACATCTGCACGGGGCCTTTGCTGCCGTCGAACTTCAACCCTTGTAGTTCGACGTTCTCGTAATTCATCACGAGCACGGGCGCACCATCGGACTGGCGAAAAGCTTTTCTGATCTTGAGGATGCGAGCGTCGTACAGAAACGATACGTCGTTGACGGCGACCGGGATCACCGCCAAGTTCGGAGTCGAAGAATCCGCGATGCCGCCGATCGCGCGCACGAACGACTTCTGCGCTTCGTCGGCGTAACCAAAAATCTCGTCGTCTGACCAGAGCGGCGGCGTAGCCACATCGCTCATGTCCAACCGGAACAGATCGACGAGTTCTTGGCTGTTCATTTACATGCTCTGCTGGAACTCGGTCCAGAGCGCGTCACGCTCCTTCACGTCCACATCGAAACCGACTACAGCGGTGAGCGACTTGATGGCGGGGGAACCTGACGCGGCGAAATCCTCCCGCTTGTTCGCGGCCACCATGGTCTCGAACGCGGCAAAGATGCGCGAGCGGCGCTCGACGGGATCGTCCACGACCGGATCGGCCTGCGGGGTCTGCGCTTGTGCTGCCTGCTGGTCTTCCGGCACCGCGCCTTCGGTCTGCACGGCTCTCCAGCATTCCTTGGGAACGTGCGTAGGCACGCCCGCCAGAAATTCGATGGTATGTCCCTGCATCGTTGCAACGGTCTTGTTCACCGGCATCGTGAAGTTCATGTGTCACTCCTATGGGAAAACGTGGGGGTGAAACGAAGCGGGGCCTTTCGGCCCCGCTGCGTTTTGTTACGACGGAACCGCTTCGTTGATCTTGCCGCGCAGGATGTACTGCACGCGCAGCACGGCTTTTCCTGCGGTCGCAACAGCGACCGAACGGATGAGCCGGATGAAGACATCGTTCGGCACCGCGCTCTGCAAGCCGGGGTTGACGGCAGCAGCCGTCTTCACCAGCGGGTAGGTCACGCCGACCGCCGCCTTCAGGTCGGAAACACCCAGCATGTTGTTAACGAAGTTCGCCGCCGTGCCGTCCGAGGACGTTCCGGCTTCGATGGTGAACGCCGTGGGACCGACGCCCGCGACTTCCACTTGCACTTCGCCGCCGACGATCTCGGAGTTGGGCGGCAGGAACACCGCCTTGAACACGTCGCCCGCCGTGACGGCTCCCATGTCCTTGGTGACGCCACCAACTTCGACCATGGTGTCGTTCCAGTTGATCACAAGCTCCGATTCCAACACGTACTGGGCACCACGAGCAGTTTGAAGAAGGGCCATGAGGATTCTCCTTAGTTGGCGATGTACACGTTGATCACGCCGAAATCCTCGACGGACAGGTTCTCGTAGATCGACCCGAAACGCGGCTTCAGGAAGCCGAGAATCTTGCCGCACGAGATGGCAGGCTGGTTGCCGAAGTCGAACTCCTTCTCGACCCACTCCGGGGCACCGATGTCGGCCATGCCGAGTGCTTGCGCGCCACAGAAGATGACTTGCGAGCCTTCGATGGTGCCTGCGGCACCGTACTTGGAGCCCGACGCGGCACCTTGTGTATTCGGCACGTGACGGAATTCATGCAGCGTGATCCCGTCGATCGTCACTCCGTAGCCGCCCTTGAAGAGTTCGTCATTGACCTTGCCCGAGACCGAGTGACGCAGGTTCAGGAGGTAAGTCGGATCGAGCTTCAGCTTGCTCATGGCGGTCGGCGTGAGGAAGGCGTGGTACATCTCTTCGCCGCCGTCCAGCTTGGTGCCGCGAATGTAGCGGTCCTTGGCGTACGCCTTCAGTTGCACGAACATTTCCCACGACGGCTGGTCGGCGGCGGTGATCGAAGACGACGCACCGGAAGCGACGAGGGCCTTGTTGGTACCGTCCCAGCGCAGGCGGCGGTTGGCACTCGGGGCGGTCACGTCGGCAGCGAATTCCAGATACGGAAGGTCCGAGCCCACGCGCGTGGCACCGTTCGGCTTCTTGGTGTACGAGACACCGCCGAGCGTCAGGAACGCGAGTTGGTCGATACGATCCGAGAGCCAGTACGCGAGCAGGTTCTTGGAATTGGAGCGGAAGGTAACGATCGACTTCTGGTCGGCGATGCGGCCTTCCAGACGGTTGGCGTTGCGAAGCTGGTCGATGCGGATGACTTGGTCGAACGTCTGCATCGCCTCTTCGTTGCCCTCCAGCATGCGGTCGCCCGCCACGCCGTCGCCGGTCAGGTCCGCGAGCAGCGTGATGACCGCGCGCGCGCCCTTCTCGTCCTTCTTCAGTTCGGTGATGTGCTGGACGATGGAGTTGGGGCCATCGCCAAGGAATCGATTGATGAAAGACAGGTTGCGAGCCTGCTTCCACAGGTCCATCGACCAGATGGTTTTCTGGTTGGTGGTCAGGAGACCGAAATTGGTAAGCATTGTCTGATACCTCCGTTGGATGCCAAAAAAGAAATCCGCATGTGCGCTCTCGGAGCGCGCGTGTCGAATGTCAGCATCGACTGGCGAGGTATCAGGAAGTGGTGGGCTACCCCCTACCGGGTTGTCGTACCCGATGGACGTACGCGAAGAGTACAACCCCCGGAAAGGAAACGCAATACCCGGATGTCAATAGGCGGTGGCCTACAACAAAAAACGGGGCCTTTCGGCCCCGTTAAGACTTGCGCCCAAAACGCTTTACGCGGACAGAATCGAGTGCCAGAAGCCTGCCGCCGTGCAGTAGAAGGTCGCCGATTTCGCCGCCGCCAGCGCTTTGGCGGCGTTCGCCGCGCCCGCGTCGATGGCATCTCCCGTGAACGGGAAGACGTTCAGCGAGTTCGCCGCCGCCGCGTTCGCCACCACGATCGACATGCCGGGGACAGCCAGCGGCAGCACGACGGAATCCGCCGCCGTGCCGACCGTGGTGATGCGGTTGATCATGGCCGGAAGCTGCGCCGCCGCGTCACCGATGGCACCGGCCTGCGTGCCGCCCGCGTGCGCGGTGATGGCGTCCTTGTAGCTCGCGGTGGCGTAGGAACCGGAATAGCCCGACGCGAGCCCTTCGGTATGCCACAGGCCGGGCGAGCCGCACGAGTAGATGACGGTCGAGAGCGCCATCTGCGAAACGCCGGTTGCCGCCGCGACGCCATTCACGGTGTCGGTACCCACGCCGAACACCTGCACCGGCTTCGAAGCCGCGTTGATGATGCTGATCTCGTAGCCCAAAACTGCCGGTGGCAGCATCACGCTGTCGCCAGCGGTGGCCACGACGGTGATGCGGTTGGTCTGGGCATTCAGGGGGTATGCGTTGGCTTGGCCACCGCCTGCGGCTGCGGTGATAGCGTCTTCGGCGAGTTCGACGAAGATGCGCCCGAACGACTTATGGGCGGCGTCACGATCGGAGATTGAAGAGCGTTTGGTCATGTCTTTTCCTTCCTAATCAGGTTTAAGGAGACGAGAAACCGCAGGGTCTCACGCCTGCGCTTCTACGGTCAAGCCTTCTGATACACCAGCCCAAGCTCGCGCTCCGCAGCTTCGAAAACCACGCTGACATCAGCATTTGCGTAAAGCCCGGCGCGCATCGTGATGCGCCGCGCAAGCACATCGATCTGGCCACGCACGACGGGGTCGTCGATCTTGCGCTTGCGAAAATACTCGGCCAGCGCTGCGGCATACCAATCAGCGGGCGTGTTCGACGCTCCGCGTGCCTGCGACACCGTCGCCCAGACGCTCGGCGTCGATGGCGCGAACCGAGCGCACGATGGCCGAGAAGATGTAATCCTTGGCGCGCTGCTCCGCAGGCAGCATGTGGTACGCCAAGATGCAGGGGTGTTCTTTGTTGATGGGGTCTTTCGCCGGGCCGTACACCCAGCCGTCGTTGATCTTGCCCTTCAACCAGTTGTTGTGGCTTTCTTCCGGCGTGGCGTTGTCGTTGGCGAGATGGAACTGCACGCCTTTGACCGCGCTGTCGCGCTGCCACTCAGGCGCGGAGTCCCACGGCAGATGGGAATCGTCGCCCAATGCAAGGCAGTAGGCGCGGTTGACTTCGTGGCACAGCTTGGCAATTTCCGGCACGTTCATGGTTTCTCCTTCGATGGTGATACGAACTGCTTGATGATCGCGGCCTGCGCTTGGCAGACCGCGTCCTTGTGCGTCGTGGTTATGAGTTGATGTATCGACTGCCTTCTTCCGACGCCTCCGTGTATCTCGATGCGATACGTCGCGCGCCTGCCCGTGTTCGTCGCACCGGCGACACCCAGCACCGTGTCGTAATCAAACAGCGCGTAGTCCCACTGGACGCCCAGTACGCGCTCCAATACGCGCTGTTCTTGTGATGTCATTCCGGCTCGTCGCCACGCATGCGCGACAACGCCTTGTCGTCCAGCTTGGAAAATTCCGAATACGACATCTTCATCACGTTCTCTGCCGACAACGTGCCGCCGAGCTTGTCGCTGTCCACGCCCGCGTTCTTCGTGCTGGGCGGGGTCTTGCCAGCCGCGTCCGCTGCCTTCAGGCGCGCAGCTTCCTCGCGCTCGGCTTTCTTCGCCGCTGCCGCGTCCACCTTCGGCTTCACTTCGACCGCACTCTCCTGCTTCTTGTTGGCGGGCTCGCCGATCAAGTCCTTGACCGCTTCCTGAAGCGCCGGGCCGGGCGGCATGCCATCGACTTGGTATGCCTTCATCACGCGCAAGACCTTGCGCACGAGCGCCGGATCGTGGTTCTCCTTGTCGTCCGGGTTCATCTCCGGGTACGCCGCTTCGATGCGCTCCACAGTCACATCGTAGCGCGCGCGCTCGTACGCGCGAGCTTCCGCAGCCGCTGACTGGATGGCGGTCGTCTGCTTGTTGATGAAGCGATCGAGCTTGCGAATCTCGCCCATCACCTTGGCGGCTTCGTCCTTCTTACCGTCCGTCAAGAGCGTGGCGTACTCGCCCTCCAGCTTGGCCTGCTCCTTCTCGGCCTTGTCGATCTCGGCATTCACCTTGCCGATATCTTCACCGTGCTCGTACTGCGCAAGCTTGGCTTCAACGCGAGCACGCTCGGCGCGCTCGGCTTCGAGAAGCTCCTTGTGCCGACCGATCGGAATGCGCGTGTCTTTCTTTTTCTCTTTGTCGGAGTCTTCTTCTTCTTCTTCGTCGCCATCTTTCTTCTCGGCTTCGAGCTTGGCGGCGGCGTCCTTGGCTTCCTTCTCCTTCAGTTCCTTGGCGAGCTTTTCCTCTTCCGCCGTCGCGGCGAGTGCAGCTTCGTCGAGCACGTCGCCGCGATCGTCGCCGCCAGTGTCTTCGCCATCCTTGAGAGCCATCTGCTTGAACATGGTTTATTCCTCGTTGTTAGGGGATCATCCAGACATGCACCAGCGATTCTTCGAAAATCTCCACCTTGCCATTCGGCTTCGACACGACTGGGCCACCAGCAATCTCGGCGCGCAGCGCCGCCGCCATCTTTTCCAGCAAGGCAGCGCTGCGCAATGCGTAATGCGGGGACTCGACATCACGCAACGTCATCTCGAAAATTACCTTCATCAGCGCATCGACACGAATGGATGGCCGATCAGACTCAGCAGGAAGTTGATGATGGCCAGAACGATGATGAAAAGGAGCAGGTACTTGATCCAGCCCTTGTACGGGTCGGGAATGGGCGAGCGATCGATCAGGAAGTAGAGTGCTCCGATGATGATTCCGACGATGATGAGCACGACGAGCAGGTTCACAACACCTTCGATGCTGAATGACGCAGCAGCGAACGCGGGGAACGAGACCAGCAGCAGCGGAAGAAGCTTTTTCATTGGTTTCCTTCAGGTTGGGTCATACGAGCTACACGGTCTTGCGCGAGCTTCTGCGCTTGCGCCTCCGCTTTCAGTTTTGCGTCATTGATCGCCTTGTCACGCTCCAGATTGCTCTTTTCGTGGATGGAGTGAATCTTCGCCTCCGACTCGGCGTCTTTCCTATCGTGCTCGCGGTGCGCTTCAGCCACATCGAGCCCCGGCGTGGCTCCAGCTTCCGCTGGGGCGCTCAACGCGAGCCCCGCCTCCACGGCGATCTGCTTGGACTTCTCGGTGCGAAGCGTAGCATCCGCGTCCTTCACCTTGCGCTCGCCCTCTGCCGTGCCGACTTCGGCTTCCTGCATGCGCGCCTGCAATTCTGCCTGACGCTTGCCTTCCGGGGAGTTCTTGTCGCCCTCCATGTTAGTGATGATCTCCTTCTTGTTGCGCAGCCGCGACGCATTGATGAGCACGGAGTCGGGAATCTTCACACCCAAGTCCTTCCTCATCGCGCTCAACTGGTCGAACTCGCTGTCTTCGAGGGTCTCGCGCTGCGGCACGCTCGAAATCACGGTCTCGAACTCGCCCGCCATCAAATCATTGACGACTTCGCCCTCCGGGCTCATGCCGTTGATGGTGAAGGTCTCCGTTTCCCCCGTGATCGAGTCCTTGGTGATCGTCATCACGCGCTCTTCCGTGTAGTACTCCTGCACGAGATCGAGCACGTTGCGCGCAAGAATATAGTCCGTCCGCACGAGCGAGTCCATCGGCTTCACGAGATTCGTATTTCCCGCTTGGCGCTTCTGCTGGATGGCTTTCGCAGCGACATCCTCGCGATCGAACCCCTGCATCGAGTCCGATACGCCGGAAATCGTCTTGATTGCCTGCTCGGCCTTGTACGAAAGCCGGTCCAGCCCCTGCGGCGTGTTGTTCGGCTGGATTTTCACGGCGTCCTTTTCCGGGTCGCCGTTGATCTCCATCACGAGCCCGGTCTCGGCCCCGCGATCTTCGAGGTCTTCCATGCTCATGTTGGTGAGCGAACCAGCCTTGATCTTCCACCCCGAATTCGCCGTGGTATTCACGATGTGAAGCTCTTGGCTCGTGGCCTTGTTGAGCAAGTCCTGCACATCGGTCAGGTTCTCGACCAGCCCGATCGTCGTGCCGCGCCGGAAAAACGGAAAAAACGGGATCACGGTGAAGTGCTTGTACGGGCTCCATTCGTCGTGCAGCACGACGTTATCCGCCGTGATGGTCCAGCGAATGCGGTGCGTGGCCTTCTTAATCACGTGAAGGCCGAATTTCTGCATGACGAACGCAACGCGGTCTTCGTCCCATGCTGCCGGGATCACGCGCGACTCGCCGGTCTTCGGGTAGACGAAGTGCTTCTGGTAATCGAGCTTCTTGTACTGGCGCTCGATCACGCGAATCGAACGGCTCACGCTGGCGGTCTGGAATTCCGACCCATAGAGCATGCTCATGTACGTGTCGGGGTTCGCGAAACGATCGCGGTTGTGATCCACCGAGTCGTATCCGTACGGAAACGCACTCTCGTTCTTGCCGCGCAGGAGCTTGGCATCCTTTGCCGAGTACAGCATCTCGATGTCATCAGCCGTCAACCACTTCGTCGTGGTGACTTCGTTCCACGTGTCGGGGTCGTACTCATCCGCATCGGGATCGGGCAGCACGTTCTTGGGGTTCAACCCCACGATATCGACATCACCCTGCATGCTCTCGTCGAACTTCATGCGCACGTCGAGATACCCGCGCGAGCCGATGATCCCATCGGCGAACATGTCGCTCCTCTTCCAATCCAACTGGTTCTGATCCGAAATCTGCTTGAAGACCTTGGTGAGAATGTCCGCCGTGGTCTCATTCGCACCGCCACGCGGGCGGTATGAAATCTCGGAGCGGTTGTAAATCTGCTCTCCCATCACGTTGGCGATGGTGGAGATGATCTTGTTGATGGTGAGCGCAGGGCGGCGTATCGACGCGAGCGCCGCCTTGTCGGATCGGTTCCACTGGTCGCCGCGAAAGAAGCGCTCACAACGATCGTGCTTGGCAACATAGTCGGTATGTCCCTGATCGCGCACCCAAGCGTAGCGATACCACTGGGTATTCGTAAGTTCGGCGTTGTAAGGCATGTCAGATTCCTTTTTGGTGCTTGTTGCCGGTAGGATTTTCGGGGCTCACCAAAGAGCAATCGTGGTTCTTCATGCGGGTTGTGATCCAGTGCTGGAGCATCTCCGCGAAATTAGTCACTGCGCGGTTCGCCGCGTCGGACGATCCGTACACGAGGTCATGCGCGTGCTGGTCGGTCGCAAAACACGAGTGCTCCAACGAGTGACCGCACACCATCTTGAACTTGACGCTCATCTGCATGAATGTCTCCCCCTTAAGCCGCCATCGGCCCGGCGTTACGCCGACCCATGCCGGGAATCTTGTCGCGCCATGACTTCTGGGCCTTGGGTGTCGGTTTGCGTGGGGGCTCGTACTGCGTGACCAAGCGCGCCATCCACGCGAGCGAATCCACGATATCGTCGTGAATGCCCGAAGGAAAGCGCAGCATCTCGTTCTGCATGACCGGGAACCACTCGGCTCCCTCCTTGAAAGCAACGCGCCCGTGCTGCATGCGTGCCTGAAAAGGGCTCGCGCGCACCTTCTTGTCCGTGGTGGGCTGCAACACTTCGTATGGAATGAACAAGCGCTCTTCCCGCATGCGCTTCTTCAATGTCATCTCAAGGCCCAAGAAAATCTGGCCGTTCTCGAACCCCATGCGCAAGGTCGTGGTGCGCCATTTCTTTATGAGCGTGATGATCGCTTCGACGATCACCGAAGAATCCTGCGTCTTGAAGCGGACCATGTCGGCGACATGCAGGGTGTCGTCGTAGTCCTGAAGCCCGACCGTGCCGACCGTGTAGTCGTTGGCCTGTTTCTCGGTGATGGCGAAGTCAAACGCCAAGAACACATTGCACACGTTCTTGTCGGGGGTCTTGTCGCGCTTGAACTGCTCGCGCAGGAAGTAGCTGCCATCATCAGGCACCGGATTCTGCTGGTACAACGCCGACCAGAACCTGTTCGACAGCGCCTTGCGAATCCGTGCGAGCTTGGTGAGATCGTAGCGCTGCGGATGGAGCGGCTCGCCCTTGACGCGCAGAAGCTTCAGGTTGTAGTTCGTGAACCCCAACTGCTTCACCAACTCCATCTGCGCGTCGTTCACCGCCGCTGGGCGCTTCGCGCTCCAGACTGCCGGGTCCACCATGTCGTCACGCACGACCGCGCGCTTGGTCTCGACGCGGACGATCTCGTCGGTCACGGAATCGATCCACTCGTCGGCTTCCGCAATGGCCGGGTACTTCACGATCTCGAAACGATCCACGTCGGGGTCGTTCAAGTCAGCCTGCATGGCCTGCTGCAAGCGCCCGGCGAGATCATCATCATGCCAGCAGGTGTTCGACGCTACTACTCCGTTGGCGATGAAATTTGTAGTTCGGTCAATCTGAACATCGAAAACTTCTTCTTCACCATCAGGCTCGATGCTTACGATCTCGTCCAGCGTGAAGTCGGAGGTACCGTGCAATGGCAAGTGCGACGGGCTCAGTTCTAATATGTCCGATTGCGAGGTTGCAATCGTTGCAGAGCAATCCACGAACTTTTCCACCTTCATGGCAGTGATCGACGGCGAGTCGGTACTTCCATCTTCCGGGGTTATTAGACCCATCTCCCTTACATACGGCGCACGCGCCTTGTTGTTTGGCAAGAAGCGCGGCGTACTGCTCTGCGGTGATCCCATATCGGTGTTTGAGATGCCGCTCTCGGAGCGCTTCGGGGTTATGGGATGGTGGGCGGTGTCCGTCCGCCCACTTCTTTCGGGCGTAATGCTTGTGACACATTCCACGGCACCTAGCTGGTACTGCGCACCCTTCAACAGAGCAGACCACTCCGATCCACTTTCCTCGCTGCCCTTTACGGTTACGATTTTGTTCGCTGTACTTAAGCTTCTTACCCTGATCCATTTGAGTTCTCCGGTAATAGTCGTGGCCAAGAATGGATGCCGCCCATTAGCTCGTACGATTTTACCAGACTTCGTAGTTATTTTCAGGATATTATCACTACCATTACTTCTCCACGCGACTACCCTTGCGGCAGTCATTCGACTATTCTCATACGTGGCAATCACATCCCCAGCGCGGATAGCATCCAGCCGCTTTTCCGTACCGTCAGGAAGCAGCACAGGGGTATCCCCCGTCATGCACTGAATCAAAAGCACGCCCCCTCCGGGGGCCAAGCGCGTGTACGCCGTCGATCCATACCACTCGGAAAGGGCTTCGCGCGTGGTAAGCGAGTCAGCTTCCTCCGCGTTCTTGATTGGGTCGTCGATGGTGAGGATGTGCGCACCCTTGCCGGTGATACCCCCGCCGACACCCGCAGCCACATAGCCGCCCGTGAAGCCCTGCAAGCCCCACGACTCAGCCGACTGGTTATTGGGGTCCAGCTTCACTTCAAAGGGGAAGCGCGGGTCGTTCATGACGGCCTGCGCCTTACGCGAGAACCCCATCGCTAGACCTACGTTGTACGAGGCCGCGATGAACTCGTGATTCGGATGGCGTCCCAAGTGCCACGCAGGAAACGCCATCGACGCGATCCGGCTCTTGCCGTGCCGGGGCGGCATCAAGATCATGAGGCGCGGGCTCAAGCCCTTCGCCACGTCGTCGCTGAAGCGCTCCAGCCGCCTGCAAATATCTTCATGCACCCAACCCGCGAGATAGGCTGGATCGAGCCGCTGTATGAACGCCAGCAAGCGGCGGCGCGCCCAGATTCGATTGGCAAGCTCCTTGCGAGCGACAAGCTCGTCGGGCGTCGTCAAGTCGGGCCCTCTAGTTGGAGCACTTCACCTTCGACCGTATCGGGTTCCGGCTCGTTGATGATCTTCAGAAGCTCCGCGTCCGAGAGCGAATTCATGCGGTCCATCAACTTGCCGCCCATGTGCACATGCACATGCTTGTCGGGCTCGTAGTATCCGCAGAGTTTGCCTAGCTCGCGCGCCGCCGCGACCATGGTCGCCGGTTCGGAGAGCAGCTTCGCGTCGTTGTAGGCTTCCTCCAGCATGTTCATCACACGACGGCGCGTCATGTGCCCGGCTTCTTCGTAGAGCTTTTTTTCTTCGCGGTATATCTTGAGAATGGCCGGGTCGTTCTGCATCCGCCACACGACACTCTGCGATTCTTCGCTGTAGCCCGCCAGTATCGACGCCGTGCGCGGCGTCTCGCCCGAAGACCAGAAGCGCACGAACTGGCGCTGCTTGTCGGTGAGGGAACGGTCGGCGTTTTTCTTCTCGACATCGCGAAGCTTCTGCGCATCGACGACATGCGCACGCAGTCCACGCACCCTGACTTTTTCGATCTCCTTGACGGCGTCCTTGCCCTTCTTCGTCCGAAGGTTACGGGGCGCACGCATCGCAAATTGCTTGGCGGCTATAGGATTCATGCCTAAGTTGTTGAAAATATTGAGCCGATCATACTGTAAGCATCGTCCTATTGCAATTTTCAAAAAAGCTCCTGTACTACCCCGGTAGTACAACCGTCGTACAAAAAAAATAATTTTTTTTAAGGGGGTACCTCAGTGACGGGGAGGCGGGGCCCTCTCTCCCCCGACCCAAAACCACCCCCCACTTCGGATTCGCCTCCTTCCCGGTGAAGGGGGCCCCAAAGCAGGCCCTTCGGGCCCGCAGCACACGATGAATCCGTGTGCTGCATCCTGTGAGCTTTGTGTTGTTCCCCTCAATCACTCATTAGGAGATACACATGGCCAAGACCAAGCAGCAGGTACGTGATGACATCAACAACGAACTCCATGGCGCTGACATCGAGTCGCTCATGCAGAGCATGGGCCTCAAGCTCCCCAGCTTCAAGCGCATGTTCGCCGAAGGCGTCGTCGCCTTCATCTACGGCTACACCATCGGCACGGTGCTGGGCAACCTGCTCGTGGCAGTGTCGCTGCTCATGATGCCTGCGTGGATCACGCTCGTAGCGTGGATTTTCATCACCGTCGGCGCGGTGTACTTCATGCTCGCGACAGCGACGCCCGTCGTGCAGTTCGTGTGCAACAACGGTGAAGTTGCCATCGACTTCGCGAAAGCGAAATTCAGCAACGCTCGCACGTGGTTCGCCGCGCGCAAAGAAGGCGCGCTGGTCCATTAATCACTGAGCTTCTCACTAAGCAGCGTGTTGCCCAGCGTGCTGGGCAACACGATGCGTAGTCCAAGCATCGTCACGATTCACATCAAGGAGAACATAATGGCCACGATCAAATCCCTCGTTACCGCACTCGCCGAAGCCAACCTTCAGATCGCCACGCTCCGCGTGGAATTGGCGGAAGTCACCAAGCGCAGCGCTGATAACGCGCACTGGGCGAACATCTATCGCCAGCAACGAGATGCTGCGCGCAAAGCGAGCAACTCCAACAACACCAACAGCGACTACGCCGCCCGCAAGGCTGCGGCTATCGCCAAGGCGCAAATCTCCGGCAAAGCCGAGGTTGCGTAATCATGCCCCCGAACGAAGTGATCTTCTGGTTCTGGGTGGCTTACATCGAAATGTCAATCGACATCGATGTCGATAACGAAACCAAGTATTTCAAATACATTCACCATCATCAAGGAGATTCAAATGCTTGAATCCGGCCTGCTGGTTGCATTGGGTCTCTGCATGTGGTTTGGCAAATGCGGATGGCGTACACGCATGTTCATGCTGTCGCATCCATTAGCCATCGACATCCTAGTCTTCACGCTGTTGACCCTGATTCACTGGGGCACATTCAGCGGTGTCATGGCTGCAACAGTCGGCGCACTCATGTGCTCCGTGCTGCTCTCCGGTGGCCGCAAACTCTGGGGCTATCGCGAGAATGGCAAATACGTGCGCGGCATGTACGACATGACGAGCAAGCTATGAACGACTCGCATTCAACATCTATTGCATAGCGAGGTAACTCAATCACTCGCAGCGCACGGTGAACCCGTGCGCTGCATCCTTTCAGCTTTTTGTTTTTCCTCTGGATGCTCTCTCGGACATCCAGAGCCCTCTCTAGGAGACAACATGTATTTCACCATTCGCTTCAAGATTGGAAAGCGATACGCAAAAGGATTGAGATTCACACTTAGTGAATTCTGTACTCATGTCATTGAAAGATATGGTCTGACAGAGACAGAGATAACCAAGATCGTAACGCTTCAAGTCGGAGAATCCACCACCAACGAAGTACTTCAAATCAAGAGGATCGCATGAGCACCAGCAACCAGAAGCAAACCATCATCAACACACCTCGCGACGCAAACAAGATGACATGCGCGTGCCATGGCAGGCAACCAATCGATCTCTTCTCACCCATCGGAGGCGCAATCGGTGAATCCCAACTGCCTTGGGATCACGTGCGCCGTGCATTCATCACCACCCCAACCCACCGTCTCACCGACGAGAAAGGAAGCGACTACCCGTACTGAACCCGATCAACCGCGTACACAGGAGTAATCAATGCCGCAACGCGGAGACAATCCGAACGAAGTGCTGTACGAAGCAGGAACACCGTTCGCCCATTACGTGGATAACTACTACAACTTGGATGATTCATTGTGCATGTCACCCGAGACCCTGTATTCACGTATCGAAGAAGCACTCGAATGCCCCTTGGTCGATCTCATTCTCAGGAGGCAGATGCCAGCGACAATTCACACAATCGAAACCTCAACGTACCAAGCCTCGATCGCATGCATCTGGAAGCCCGTATTCATCACAGGCATCCCGATCATCGACGAGTACATCGATATCTACATCAACAGGAGACATCCAGAATGGCAACGAAACAGAAGCAACGCAAGCTCGTCAAAGCCGAAGCGACGCACCAGATCAGCAACCTCGGCGTCCCGAAAACCACGGTCCTCGAAGACGCGCTCCACAACGCGCAAGTCGTCAGCAACCCGATGAAGGCGACGATCTCCAACCCGTTGGCGTACATCGACGAACTCACCAAGTCCAACCCGTTCTGGGGGTCCGTCGCCTTGCGCGTGCTGACCAACAAGATCGGCTACTACTCGGTGGCCAACATCGTGTGGGACATGAGGAAGCAGAACGCGACTCCGAAGTACGAGAGCACGATCGACTTCATGAACGACATGATCTCCGAAGCCGACGCGATCACCCAGACGATCGCCAACACCAAGGAAGTGGGGCACGACGCGCTGCCATTCGTGGATGGCTCGCAGTTCCACGGTGCATACAAGTACCTGTTGGGACTCGTGCGCGCCGACCAGACCAACACGACCTTCGAGCGCCCCGAGCCGAACGTGATCTACGGACGCATGCTGAAGCGCGACGAAGAGCAGGAACGCGCGAAAGCTCTCGCCGAGTACGACAAGTTCGAATCGGCGGACATCGCCAAGTCGCCCACCACGCCGTACCTGAAGGCCAAGATCATGGGCACGACGGCCAGCGAGGAAGAGCGCAAGGTGAGGAAGGCACAGATCGAACTCGACCACGTGCACCACGTGCTGCGTACGGCACAACGAGAAGAGTTCTCCGATGACGTGTGGAACCGGCTGCCGCTGTACGCGCAGTTCCAGATCGCGCGTTCCGTGTACAACCAGAGCATCTCGGCACTCGCGCAGGAAGACAAGAAACCGAGCGACGAGCGTTTCAATCGCAAAGCGCTGAACACGCTCTGCGAGGAAATCCTGCTCGAACTCACGATGGCGAACAAAGACAGTGAAGTGCGTCTCGCCTTCGAGAAGGAAGTCCTGAAGACGCAACACGCGCTGATCGAAGCGTAAGCAGCACACAAGCGGTGGGCCCCACAAGGGCTCGCCGCTTGCATTAGTGGGCCAGAGGGGCTCGGACTGCCAAAAAAGCCCTGTTCCGATCGTTCCGAAGCGTGTTCTGATTTTAACTCAATCAAATCAAAGACGTACCGAACCCACTTTTCAGTAAGTCGTTGATTACTTTGATTGTTCCGAAATTCGCCGATTTTCTCGAAACCTCTATATATAACTACTACTACTACTACTACTACTACTAATAGAGGGTAGAGGTAAGGATTGGAACTTTGGAACAAATCTTTAATTTCAAGCACTTAAGCGTTACGATCCTGTCCTGATGTTCCGATGCAGATCGGAACATCTGTGCAAAATCGCTGTTGAAGTCAAACATGCCTGCGGCTATGCTGTTGATCCGCAGTTTCCCAACATTCAAAGAGAGCCATGGAAATCACGTTCCTGAAGGCCGCGATCCCCCTGACCAAAACCTTCACGAAGACCCCCAACGGCATCGAAAAATCGTCATACCCCAACACCTACGAGTTCACATCGATCGTCGAGCAGT